ACTGTAGCCTTACCTAAAGATGAGTTTAAAAGTTATTTGTTTACTCCTGAAGAGATAGCAGAGAACTTTGCTAAGTTTGAGGAAAGGCTCATACAGTTTTATGACGAGGGTTACATGAATGAAGTTATTTAATGATATAAAAAGCCAGATCACATTCGAGAATTTTTTATCCAAACTCAACATTAGGATAACTAAGAAAATGATACGATGTCCGTTTCATAATGATACGATTCCCTCTATGATAGTGAATGATGACTTTGCTTTCTGCTTTGCTTGTGGTGAAAGGTCAGACATTATTAGATACTATTCTCAACTAAATGACTTAAACTACACTCAAGCAGCTAAAGAAATAGCTGATATGTTTGAGATAAAGTATGATAAAATAGAGTTAGAGGAATCACCAGAGTTTGAACCATTAACTGAAGCACATAAGAAGTTCCTCTATTCTAGAGGTATTACTGATGACTCTATAGATGACTATAGGCTTGCTGCACTTGGATCTGCTATAGTATTTCCAATATCTAAAAATAAAAAGTATAAGTTCCATATGACTAGAGACATTTACAGAAAAGAGTATAGGTATAGTAGTGATGGTGGTAAGTCAGAGGTGCTGATGGGATTAGACAACATCACTAATAGACAAGCACCTGTAGTAGTGGTAGAGTCTTACATTGATTCTATCTTAGCTAAACAAGAAGATTTAGATTGTGTAGCTTTAGGTGGTTGTGTTGCTAGTGAGCAGCAGATTAAACAGTTAAAAGACTTAGGAAGAGATATTATATTAGCTCTTGATAATGATAAATCAGGTTTACAGGCACAATATGAGCTGTTAAAGAAACTAATAGCTGTAGGAGTTCCAGTGTATTGTTATGATTATTCTGGTAAAGATTTTGGTGAGTGTTTGTATAATGATAATAACTATGTTAAGATAGGAGTAGTTATGTGGATGCTTAATCATGGGTATAATGATTTAGATATTATTAGATTGATAAGGTCATGTAAATTTATGTTACATAGAAAGCAGATGAGTTTAGACCTAGCTCAGATCAGGTCTATGAGTGTTAGAGAGATAGAGAAGGATGTAAACAATGTATAATAAAGAACTGTTAGCTATAACACCATTAGATGGTACTATGGATCAGTATATATCTAAGAAGGTATCTACTCTTCCTTTAGACTTCTTTGATGACACTATGTCGGTGAACATACTTAAGAGTATACAAGATGGTCAAGGTATGCAATCACTTACTGATAGTGAGCTTACTTATGTAGCTGAACTAACCACATCAGAAGAATATCAGTTGTTTAAAAACTTACCTCAAGAGCAGAAAGTAATATATCTTAAAGGTAGCTTAGATAATTATAAGAAACTAAAGACTACTGGATTCTTAGAAGTGTTTAACCAAGCAGTTCTAGACTCACCAGAGAAGTTTGATAAACACCTTGCTGTACTGAATAAGAACATAGCTAGACTACCTAGAATAGATGAACCTAAGAGTGTTAAGCAAGCATTTGATAAGGTGTTAGAGCAGGCTGTAGACTACTTAGAGACTGGTAAATCTATCATCTACCCTACTAGATATGATTCTTTAAATAGATGCTTTGGTGGTGGGCTGAGAGAGAATGATATACTGGTATTGACTGCTGGTACTGGTTGTGGTAAGACTACCTTTGCTCTTAATCTACTAGAAGACTTTAGTAGACACTACCCTTGCTTCTATAACAGTTTAGAGATGGATTCTAATGTATTAATGAGAAAGCTTTTAGTACAGTTGGCTACAAGGAAAGGTAGATTAACATTTAATATGAAGTCAGTGGAAAGCCCCAACAGGGATGATATAGCTATCATTAATGACTTACAAGACTCTGTGTATGATATGGATATTGACTTTGGCTGTCACCCTAACATAGATGACTTCTTACCAATGCTTTACAAGAAGAAGTATAAGTTTATCTTTGTAGATCATCTTAACATGGTTACTGGTAATACAGACATAGCTAAGTTTGATGAGTTTGTATTAGGTCTAAAGAAGTATTGTATAGATGAAGGTGCTATAGCTATCTGCTTAGCACAGCTAAGAAAGTCCTCTGTAGATAGTGGCAGCAGTTCTAAGACTATTAAGTCTTATGATGACATTAAAGGTTCAGGGCAGACTAAAGATGCTGCTAGTCAAATCATTACTATAACTAAGACTGAGGAACGTAACAGAGTGGATCTACAATGCTTAAAAAATAGACATGAGTTTGGTGGTGGTATGAATGAGAGTACACTGATGCCATTTACTAATATTAATGGACAAGTATTTAATGAGGTGGTAGGTTATAATTATTAAGAAATCGGGTATAACAACAATAGGAGAATTATTAAAATGAAAATATTTATATCAAACTTAGTGACACCAATTATAGACAGAGTATTAAATGATTTACTGTGGGATACAGAAGTGTTTGAAGAAGTTGGTAATAGGTTAGCTGAAGGTTTTGTTAAAAGAGTTAAAACTGAATTTGACTACGAGCTAACAGGTAACCTAGATTATGATAAAGCTTTAGTAGCACTGTCAGCAGTGATTCAAAAGAACTTACCTAAGACTAAAGCAGTAGCTAAACCTAAAACTAAAAAAGGATTCTAGTATGATACTATACTTTGAAACAGATGGGCTGTTAAAAACCCATAACTATAAAGACCCTAGCACACCTAACGTGCTAGCGGTTGTGATTGATGATAATACACACTACATTAAACAAGCAGAAGGTTACACAGTACCAGCTCATATCACTGCTATCAACGGTATTACTGATGAGAAGCTTGCTAAAGGCTACACTATTAAAGAAATAACCGACATTCTTAATGATGGTTCAGAAGGGTTTAGCACCTATACTATTAACAAAGACTTCCAAGATACTATGTTAGCTAGTTTATACTTTAAAGTTAATAGACCTACTCCAGCTATAGTTCTTGTTGATCTACTAGAACTAGCTAGAGATCATGTAGCTATACCTAATGCTAGTGGTAACTTTAAGTACCCTTCTCTTAAGGAGTGTATAGCTAAGTTTAACTTAGAAGGTAGTAAGTATGAGATGTTAAAGAAGTTAAAGGGTATTCTAGTTAGTGGTAACACTGCTAGTGTGGGAAAGTCCAGAAAGATGTCATTGAAAGAGTTGGTTACTAAAGCAGCTACCAGCTCTGGTGATGAACATTCTGGATGGATAGTTAGACTTTGTGAACAGTTGAAGAGTTATAAGTCTAACTTTGCTACAAGATACACACAAGATCCTAATGTAGCAGAGTCTTGTTTTAATGCAGCAGTGCTACAGTTAGTTAAACACTATTCAAATTATGATAATATACATTATGCTTTTAGAAACGTATATGCTCAAGCTTTAGTCAATGAGGTAGTTACTTACAACACTATAGTTCCAGTTAAGAGAGTTACTAACATTATGAAAGCTACTAGAAGTAATTTTGATGGTACTTCTCTCAATGATGAGAAGATGACTAACTTAACTAAGAAAGACTTAAAATATATTACTAAATATACTAACTCAGTATCTATCGTAAAGCATGATAAAACAAGCGTTACAGAGGATAACGACTATCTTATTGATCTTAAAAGAGCTTTATCTACTTTAGGTGAAATTAATGAGTTAGTTATCTGTAGACTATTTGGATTGTTTGGTTATACTAAAACAAGTAAGAGAAGTTTGATTGAAGAGTTTGGTAAAGGGGTAGTATCTAGAGCATTGAGAGCTTTAAAGAATCCTGATTTCAAAGACCTTCTAAGGGAGTATGTATGAGTTATCAAGAAGAACATATACTATTTATACACGATCTTAAACTACAAGGTTTAGATTGGGATGTAATTAAAGATAAATATAATAAAAAATTCAGTGACGATAAAAGCTGTAGTGCTTTATCTGTGGCTTACTCTAGATATGGTTACTATGTATCTGATAAGAACCAGATCAATGTAATTAAAACTAATGTTAGACTAACTGCTAGGAATAGAGAAGTAGCTAAGAACCTTAACAACATAGCAGAGAAACATCTATTATTAGATGATATACTGATAGCTGTTAATGACATAGTAGATAAGATAAAGCCGAGGACTGTCAAACATAATGAAAAGAAAGTTAATAACAAACATAGTATGTCTATTGAGTTGCTTCTTAGCGATCTGCACTTTGGTAAGAAGACTGCTACATTCAATCTTGAGGTAGCTAGAGCTAGGCTAGTAGAGCTTGCTGATGTTCTTATAAAAGAGATAGAGAATGAATCTAAAATCTTTAATGTAGAGAATGTAATCATAGCTCTTATGGGTGATATTATAGAATCATACACTATGCACGGCTTAGAGTCTGCTGTAGGTTGTGAGTTTGGAAACAGTGAACAAATAACTTATTCTACCATATCACTGTTTGAAGATATCTTGAGTCCTGTCTTTGCGTATGCTGCCTCTAAGGGGATTAATGTAAAGGTTGTTGGGGTTACTGGAAACCATGATAGGACTCAAGAACATAAATCATTTAGTCATGCTGCTAAGAATAATGTTACCTGGATTATTTATAATATCTTAATGTTACTAAGTAATAAATCTGGGTACAATAATGTAGTATGGGATATTTCAGAAGTCAATTATAGTGTAGTAGAGCTTTATGGTAATACTATAGTATATGAACATGGAGATATGATTAAGAGTAACAATCCTAAATCTATCCTTACTCACATTGCTAATAGATCAGTTCAGTTAAAAAAGAATATAGACTTCTTTAGAATGGGTCATTACCATGAGAGTAATTCTTATATGGATGGAAAGATAGTTACTAATGGTTCTCTCTGTGGACAAGATGGATACGCTGATACGTTAGGGTTTAATAGCAAAGCTTCACAAGCTATAAGCTATTATATAGATAGTAAAGGGAGAAGGGAAACTAACTTTTATAAGTATTTCCCAGTATATTTATGAACGATAAATTAACTAATAGATACTACATAGCTTTAGATGAAGCTACTTATGGATTACATGATGGTGTATTTACACTAGCTATAGCTTTTAATCCTCATTGGGATAAAGATAAGTTGTGTAAGATAGCTGAGCTAGCTGTTAATGCTATAGTAGATTCTAAAGACATTGATACTTTAAATAGAATAGGTGATGATTTGAAGAATGTAGGTGATAGTAGTGAGACATAATATAAATGCTTTAAATGAGTCTAATGAAAAAGACTTATTGAATGTAGTTAAACCTGCTGATGGAATATTTGCTGCTATTGAGAAATGTGTAGATATTAACCAAAGAACAGAAGGATTTACTATAAAAGCTGTAGATGAATGGATAGAAAGAAAGAGGAAAAAATAATGGAATTAGAAATTAGGTTAGAAATAGCTAAAGATGTAGTGTTTAAAGGTAAGGACGGTAAGCCTGATAGTATACTAGATACTTATAGAGGTTATGGAGTGTTGTTAGAAGATGGTAAGGAATATCCAGTAGCTTTCTACAAAGGTTACAGAGACAAGTCTAAAGAGTTACCTATATTATCTAAGATAGATAATAAGAAGTTTACCCCTAAAGGGTTCTACATCAGTAGATACTTAGGAGATCAGAAAGAATCAACTAAGCTAGGTGAGACTTCTAACTTTAATATCTTTGAAGGTGAAACTAAATCTGGCAAACCAAACGTATCAGTTAAATCTAAGTCTTGTACTTTAGGTGTTAAAGGTGCTGATAACAAATCAGTATACTTAAATAAACTAACTGCTTTCTTTGGTAACTACTATGCTATGAGAGGTTATGTTAATAATCCTGAAGAAAAAAATAACTTTGGTAATGATGTAGAGATACTTACTTTAAAGATAGATAATAAAGCTAACTTTGACTTCTCTCAGAATCCAATGGATACAATCAATGGTACATTGCTTACTGAGATGCTAAAGAAGAAGCAAGACATCTCAAATGGTACTGGTGTGGATTATGAACTGCTATTCCCTAACCTAGATAGAGAGATATTACCTCATCTAGCTAAGGACTTTGCATACTTTGACACATTCAATGATAACTTTGATAAGCTATCAAGACAGGCATTTGACAATAGATAAGGAGGATATAATGGTAAAAGAAGAAGATAAAGAAGTAAAAACATTAAGAATAGGTACTGAGTTCATTGAGAGAGCTGAGAAGGTAGTGAGGGATCTAAGCCCACATTTAACTAACCTTACAGCTTCTACAGTGGTGGAGAGTGCTATCAATGTAGCATACGCTGTACTACAACAAAAACTAGGTGGTAACTTACATCTGTTTATTGTAGATACAGATAACTTACAACAACCAATCTTAGGAGCTGATAATTAATGTTTGGGCCACACCTTATATTGGAGGCTTACGGTTGTGAGCCTTCCACACTAACTAGCATAGATAAACTTACTGAAGTATTGGATAATTTACCTAGTATTCTGGGTATGACTAAGATAATGCCACCATATGTATTTAAGTATAAAGGTAAAGTAGAGGAAGAGTGGGGTCTAAGTGGTGTTGTGCTAATAGCAGAGAGTCATATAGCCTTCCACACTTTCCCAGATCAGGATAACTTCTTAACAGTAGATATATTTAGCTGTAAAGAGTTTGATGTAGATAATGCTGTAGCTAAGTTAGTTGAGATATTTAAGCCTACTAAATATGAACATCAATTAATTATGAGAGGTAGAGAATACCCTAGACATATTGGTAAGGCTGGTGTTATACTAGAGACAGAGAGGGAGGCTAATCATTAATACAAAATCGTGTAAGGCAAAGGGCCGCAATTTGCAGAACTGGGTTAGAGATCAGATTATTAAGCTATTTCCAGAGTTAGTTAATGATATTAAATCCACACCTATGGGTGTTACTGGTACAGATATACAACTATCTCCACTAGCACAAGGTAAGATACCTTTAGCAATAGAGTGTAAAGCTCAAGAAAGTGTTAGTATCTGGGCTGCTTATGAGCAGGCATGTGAAGGTGCTAAGTTAGAGAATAAGAAGATAACTAAAGCTACTCATGTTCCTAATCCTATATTAGTAGAACCAGTATTAATACTGAAAAGGAATAGGAAAGCACCATTAGCAGTAGTTGATGCTGAATACTTCCTACAGCTTATGCAAGATAAGTATGAACTTGGGTGGAGATTTTGTAGGGAGATAAGTAGTTAATGAAAAAGATTAAACAGTTTATAGATAAAATAGTAAGAGCTGGTAATCCAGATCCTTTGCAGTCAGCTATAGATCATTTAAAGTATTTAGATGAAGAGGTTGAGGAGCTGAGACAAGGACTTCTTTCTTATTCTTGGGTTATGAAGGATACTATACACGGTAATGATAGTGTAGTAGAAACTATAGACGGTGTATGTGATGTAGCCTTTGTAGCTTTTAACATAGGACTTCAAGTATTAGAGGATGCAGGCTATGGAGACAGAGCTGTAGAGGTACTAGAGAGATGTTTTGAGGAAGTTAAAGACTCTAACCTATCTAAACTAGAGAATGGTAAACCAGTATTTAGAGAAGACGGTAAAGTTGGTAAAGGTAAAGACTATTTTAAACCAAAGATAAAAGAGATACTATCTGGTAATTATAAACAACCACAGAGTTACAGTATGTATTTAATAGACCATTTAGAAGACTTATTAGGTTAATTAACTGTTAGCTTATAATCAACTGAACCAGTTGCTTGTAAGAATATAACTACTTTATCATCAGAGCTGGTATTATTAATACTAACGCTAGTGATTACTTCTTCTAATAGAAGGTCTGGATCTAGTTTAAAGCTAGTATCTGTAGCTCCATTGAACCTAATGTTAAGTCCAGTGTTATTAGACTTGTCTTTAACAGTGATATAAGTTAGTATAGGTGCAGTAGCTAGTGATAGTGCTGCTGTTGTATAAGATGTGCTAGCTGGTATAATAAGTATTTGTTCAGTTAGATCTGCACTCTTATCATCAATAGTGATATAACTGCTATGTACTTTATGTAGTTCTCTATCTATTGACACTTCATTGTCTATACTTATTCTCATGTTGTTAGTACCTGTACTGATATTGTTACTGCTGACGTGTTAGCATTTACAAAGGTAATGTCAGTATCAAAAGATAGTATAGCTACTTTCTTAAGATCATACTCTGTAGTACCAGCACCTAGCTTATATGCTAAGTTCTTACCACTATTATTCTTTATAAATATCCTTTCTATAGAACCAATAAATGTTTGATTAAAAACATAAGTGCTACTAGCAGGAACTGTTATATTAAAAAAAGTTGTGGCTACTCCTTCAAACCTAAACGAACTAGACGAGTTAGGGGATTTTTCACCATCTAGTTTTACAGTTATATTAACTTTTAATGAGTCTGTAGGTGTAGCCAAAATTTATATCCCTTAGTTATTAACTCCATAAGCTATTCTAAGAGTACCAGAAGCACCTTTAGAAGCTAGGAATCTTTCAGATGGTGGTACTGTTAGGATTAGTCTTTCACCATTCTTAACTATTAATGGGTGTGTTGCTGCTGTAATAGATACTCCAGAACCTAAAGCACTGAACACTATTGGAGTGTCAGCACCGTCAGCGAATAACATTACATGAGTGCAGGTTAATGCTGCTGCTGTATATTTTACAGTACCATCACCAGCTATTACTTCACCACTACCATCAGCACAGAATGTTTGAATCCCAGTACCGTTTGTACTATTTGTTATTAGCATTTGCCTTTACCTTTACTTCCTGTACCTTTACCTGATTTACTAGGTGTCATTTTTTTATTTTTCATTAATTACTCCTTTCTAGTAGTTAGTGTTAGATCAAATGATGTTACTGATGTAAATGCAGATACGTTTAATCTAAAGAATTTATAAGCAGATAAATCATCTCTTTGTACTCTAAATAAGCCTGCTGCTGTAGCTGTAGTTACTGCTGTGTTGTTAGCTGCTGCTTCACCTTTACAAGCTACCCAAGTAGTACCATTGTTAGATGCTTCAAATTGAACTGTAGCAGTGAATGTTCCTACTAACTGAATACCTATACTGTCTACGTTAGATAGAGCAATAACACCGTCTGTTAGTGTACTACCTGCTGGTTGTACTTGAACTAATCCTATCGCTCCTGTTCCTGTTGGGTTCGCTATTTCATTGTATGTTTTTATTTGTGCCATGTTTTTTCTCCTTGTTTTCTTATTTTAATAAGTCCTTTTTATGTCTCTGCTCCATCAGGATTAGCTAATACTAATTCTGTAGCAGATTTAGCATAACCTAGATAAGTTACACCTGCTACATCTCTAGCCCCCGATGTTGATGTATAGTAATGAACACCTGGAGTTAATCCAGATAGCCCAGTAACTATTTTAGCTGGGGTCGTTTTGTTAAATCTAAGTCTTACCCTAACCGTAGCTGCTGCTGATACTGTTTGAGTAGATACTCCTATCTGGTTTTCGTTTGTTAATTTTCTTGCTATAAGATGTCTTTGGATACTGCTTCCTAGCTTTGCTCCTGCTTCTCTTTCAATAGAATAAGTTATACCGCTTGTTGCAGTTAGTAATCTTGCCTGACTTGTTAAAGCCGTTGTATTTATATCTAAAGTTCCCACTGCTCTTGGAATTGCACCTGAAAAATCATATATCTGTTGCAAAGAACTAAATGCTCCTACAACGTAAGGGCTAAAAAAATTCATAATGCTGGAGGTAAAGTCTATATCTGTATCTGTTTTTTCTAAAGTTAATGTAGTACCTGATCTAGTGAAAACTTGACAGCCGTTTGAATCATAACCGAAAATAATTTTATTATTTACAGTATCTTCTACCCAGTTAGCATTGTCTATCCCATTAGCATTTTGACTTAAAGTTACTTCTATGCCAAGTGTAAACGCTGTTGTAGTTATTGTGACAATTCTTGCGCTAGTAGTAGTATTACTTAGACACCTTCTAACTAAATAAGATGATGTGCCAGAAACCCTAGATAAAGCTCCTCGCAAATTTCCTGAGGGAGACGCAAAATTTCCTTGAGCAGAAGTAGATACTGTAGACACTGTAGATGAAAAATTAACTGATACTAAATCTGTACCGTAAGACGTACTTGCATACTGGTAATTCGCAAATATGACAGCCCTGTCTTGGGTTGCATCGTAAAGCATTTCTAGTCGCTGATTCGTATTAGAGGCGGGCGCACTAGTTAGTGTTATTTGCGTTTCTGCCCCCAAAGTAATAGTAGTTCCTGATACAGTGGCTCTTGCACCCCATAAAGTAAAATTAGAGGTATTTCTGAACCAAGCTATTAAAACTCTTCCCGTTGAGTCTGCCACAAGATTAATTACTGGATTATTTGTAACATTAGTTGCTGTTGTTGTTACTTCCGTACCTACTGTAGTAGTAGTCCCTGAGTATTGTATAATTCTAGCTCTAATATAAGGTGGCAAAGAATTATCTGTATATACAAGCATTAATTGATTATTAGATTGTCTTATCGCATCCCAAGATGCAGTAGAAATTCCAATGGTTGAACCCATCGTATGCGTAGTTACAGCACCCCAAGTTAAAGCACCAGAAGCCGATACATTCCCCACGGAAGTGTATAAAGCAGTATTAGTAACAGTGCTTACTCCCAAAGCAATTATTTTACTTGCTACTGTATCAAGTAAATACCTTGTAGTTGTAGCTAAAGGCAAAGGACTAGCTACACTTGAATTATTTGAAAGCCCTATAGATTTATAAGCTTTCCCATCAATGCCTAAAGACACTAGATCTCCAACTGTTAAGTTTTCTCCAGCTACTAAGTCTAGTTCTGATACACCACCGCCACCAAATAAATCTCCTGCACTTGCCATAATTAAACTCTCCCTATTGGTGTAACGGATACATCATAATCTGTACCATTACTTGTAATCTTGTACTCTGCATTTATATCCATTGTGTAACTAGCAGCGTCATTAGCTATCTTTTCAGAACCAGCCCTAACTAAAGTTGATGGAGTTACTGTAAAATCCTGTCCTATTGCTGGTTTGACTACTATATTAATCGTTGCAGTCGGTGGAGGTAGTTGAACATTTAAACCTGTATTAATGGAATATTGACCTTTATCAGTAGCATTAAAGTTAGATGTTTTAATTTCCCAATCAGTTAAATCAGTAGCTACAGTCCTATAAGCTAAATTGCCAGAAGTTACGCCAAGTAATTGACCTTCTGCACCTTTACCTAATCTAGTAAATAAACTACCATCATGTACTAAAATATCTTGACTAATAAAACTAGAAGCGTCTGTTCTAGCTACAGTGTTATATACTAAAGCTGTTTCACCTGCATTTAAACTTAATGCTTTGTTAGCACCACCTACCTTACTTGGTAGGATTAGATCATCTGGATTAAAAGTAGTTAAACCATCACGCAGCTCTGTTATAGCATCTGCTATTTCTTTTGCGTTTCTCTGGTTGTTGTTCAACGGCAGAGGTTTAATGAATGAGAAGGACATCTATTATATATAGTATTACAGTGGGGATTGTCTTGTTACTTGAACATTAGAGATAATTAATAATACTAATCCTAATTTTGGGTACAATAGGTAAGGGAGAGTTTTTATGAAAAAATTAATATTATTAGGAATAGTTTTAGTTGGTCAAGCTGCATTAGCGGATACACCACAATTAAAGATAGCAAGAGATGAGCTAGAGGTTAGAAGAGAGAACCAAAGGTATGCTGAGGCTGAGTATAGAAGAAGTAAGATTAACTATCTAACAGCAAACAAGCTTTTAGCTACATCAATAAAAGCTGTTAAGTATTATGAGGAAGCTGAAGAGTTGTCAAGACAGGCTGCTGTTACTAGCGAAGATTCTCACGTTAGAATAGGTGCTACTTATGTACATGAGCCTAGAGCTGCTGGTACTGGTATCAGGATGGTAGGTAGATGATTACAGAGTCTTTATTAACTTTTATAATTGGGTTGGAAGGCTTCTCTAGTTGTGCTTACCATGACTTATCTCAATACTCTAACGGCTACGGTACTAAAGCTAATAGCAAATGGGAATGTATAGGCAAGACAGAAGCTAAGTCTAGAATGGTTAAACACTTGGAGTTAGATTCTAAATACGTATTATCAATATTTAAAAATGCTACTAAGAATGAGCATGATGCTTTAGTTAGCTATTGTTATAATGCCGGTAGATACGGCTGTACTAAAGCAGTTAAGTTAGCTGCTAGCGGTAATAAACCTGCTGCTGCGTGGGTTATGAAGAATAAGATTAATAAAGGTCTAGCTTCTGAGTCAGGACTTAAGAAAAGAAGAGTGGCAGAAGTAGCTCTACTAACTAAAGAAGATCAGAAGAAAAAACTTACTTGTGTTTACCAGGAGTATAGTTAAAATGCCAAAAACAATCATAGTTAGTTATTCGGGTGGATTAGGTAGCTTTTATGCTGCTCACCTGTGCAAAATCAAATATCCAGAAACGGAAATCAAATTAGTCTTTACGGACACTTTGATCGAAGACCCCGACCTATATAGATTTTTAAGGGAATCAGCTCAAGCTTTGAATTTAGAATTAATCGAAATAGCCGATGGAAGAACCCCGTGGCAAGTTTTCGAGGATGTTAAGCTTCAAGGTAATTCTCGAATAGCACCATGTTCTAAAATCCTTAAAAGAGAAACTTTCAATAAATGGATTAAAGAAAATTACCCTAATGGTGATTTTGTTGTTTGCTTGGGTATCGGCTGGGAGGAATCGGAAAGACTAGAAAGAGCCAAAATAAATAATCCCTATGAAGTTATAGCACCACTTTGCGATAAACCTTTTATTTTCCCAGAAGATAAAGAAAAAATATTAAGCAGTTATGGAATCGAAAAACCTAGATTATATGACTTAGGTTTTTCTCATAATAATTGCGGTGGTTTTTGTGTCAGGGCTGGACTTGCACACTTCAAAAACCTTTACGAAAAATTACCAGAAGTTTATTTAAGGCACGAACAGGAGCAAGAAGATTTAATTAAAAAAAATCCTAAATTAGATAAACCTTTTTTAAAAAAAACAATTAATAAAAAAATAGAATATCTATCTTTAAAGGCTTTTAGGGAGAAGCACTTAGAATTAAATGAAATAGAAAAAAATGATTTCGGCGGATGTGGATGTTTTGTAGATGATTAATATTGCAGAATATTTACTGGAATATAGTTAATAATTCAAAATAACGGGTATATAGATATTATCAGTAACTACCTAGCCTATGTCTGTTTACAGATATGCTCAAATAGAGTAGTTCAATGCTAAGTTCTGCTAGTAACTGATTCTAGATTGATGTTATTAGATTCCTTAGCACCCCTACCACAAGCCCCCACGGCTTGGAGTGTAGGGTTTTATTTTAATCTCTTGGTCTAGTTCTTATATTTCTAAAGTCTGCATACTCGGCTTCTCTTTCAGCTATTGCTTCAAAGCCAGCAGCACCCCATAGTTTATCTGAACTGCCATCATCTATAGTGATAGACACTTCTTGAAATCTAGGATAGGATATACCGCTTACTAAGCTATAAGTACCTACTAAGCCTTCACCCCATACATCAAAAGGATCTGTAGTCCACACATCACTAGGTGCAGTAGTCCACACATCTTCAGTAGGATAGCTAGCTACATCTACTTCTTTATACTTCTTACCTTTAATATCATATAGAATTACTTTACCATCTGCTTTTATAATAGTGTTTAATCTAAGTGGGTCTGCTTCTGTAGCTGTTACTGTCAAGTCTACTAAGAATGTTTTAATTGTTTTAAAGTAACTTCTTATCCCAAAATCAAGTGCCTTAGTAGTAAAGCTACTATAGTAATTACTGCCAATATCCGTATAGACATTATCAACCTCCGTTTGAACGATACTTCCATCTGTTAGTCCGAAGTGTGGTACACCAAAGACTGTAAACATGCTAACTATGCTAGCATCACCAAAATTATAAACATAAGTAGCCCATTTATCAATAGCTTTCTGATTAGCTACAGCAAAGGTAGACTTATCTACATCATACATAAACACTAAACTGTTGTTAGTGCTAGTGTCTAAAGGAACAGCACATAGGTAAGTATTGTCTTCCTCATTCATACAAGCCCTTACATTGTTCATAGCAGAGTAGTTAATAGATTGAGTATAGTTAGAGATTACTGAACCTATCTTATCTCTTACATTTAAACCTAGCTCTCTATCAGAAGAAACAAAAGAAGTATAAATAAAACCATCTCTAGATAAGCCTACAAAGCCTGAGTCCACTTCCTCACCTGATCTGCCAAGTACAGCTATTCTCTTAGATTGTCTTACTACTCTAAAGAAGTCGTTAGTCTCTTGTTGAGCTATAATATTAGGATCTGGAACTATAGTACCTTGAAAGGAAGCTGAACTAAACTGTTGTAGTTCCTCATTAGTTAGTGATATAATAGTGCTTTTAAATACAGGGAAAGCATAAGTAGGTGATAGACCATTCTCTTTACCTAGATCATATCTATCTGATTGCGGTGAGCTGAAATCAAATCCAGTGTTAGGCTCTGATACGAAGTAACTGCCTGCATCTGTGATAGCTTCTAATCTACCTTGTCTCTGTGTTAAACAGATATAATTGTCAGAATATCCTGTCACTGCTGTCACAGATATGGAAGCATCTCCAGCACCTGAACCAGTCTTAGTTAAAGTAAAAGCACCTGTCTTTCTAGCTGGTAGAAGAGATAGATTAACTGAACCAGTCTGTCTTAATATTAGGCTAGTACCTACAGTAGTTGCTTTAGTTACTGATACAGCATACTCTCTACCATCAGCATCAGTGTATGTAGTGTCTAATGTAGCTGCTACTGCTGCACTTACTGTCATAGTGATTTCAAAATCTATAGGATCTGGAACTGATCTTAGTACATGGTCAGAACCAAAGTAGGTTATATAGTTAGTACCTGAACATATATATACATGATTATTTATACATTTAATAAATACTTTATTCTTGTCTGTAACTGTTATAGCTGGTGCTGCTGAGGCTTGTGTTATCTCAGTCCAAGTATAAGCTGGGTTAAAGGTTGATCTAGGCAATGCTGAGATATTTGCTACTTTAGCATAGAATAGTTTACCGTTAGCTAGTATAGCTGCCATCTCCGCACCAGTCTCACCTAGTTCATAACCTATCCCTTCTATTACAGCTACTTCACCCCATTGAGAGTTATTCTTAAATAGTTTAGATCCTTTACGTTTCTCTATAGTACCATCAGTACCGTAACGCATATTTACTAGACTGGATAGCTCATCAGCTTCTAGTTTACGTGGATTAGAATTAGTGTTTAAGCTTACGAAGCCTGTAGCTTTCTCTGCTAATACTCTATCTTCTTTCATTTATTGTTGCGTTTCCTTTGTATAAGGGTGCTATAATACTTTCAAACCCTCCAGGCCCACCATGAATAAACGGTGCTGCGACTGGTCTTAGAGAGTTGTAGAAGGCTGCTTCTTGAATTAAGTTTCCTGTATTAGTAACATTGACAGGAGCATCAGAAGCACCAGAAATAAACCCCTTACCTTGATCTATCATAGTGGTGACGTTTCTACCTCTCATTAGATTGTTAGCTTCACTTGCTAAAGCATCTAATCTAGCTGGTGCTAATCTCTCTGTTACAGCAGCACCTAACATAGGAGTCTGCGTGAAGTTATTTCCTAAAGCATTTCTAATAGCATCCTCAGAGTTTACAGCTTGTTTAACTACATCTCTTGGGGAAGGGTATAGTACATCAGTGTTAGTTCTTACTGGAGTGTATTGTTTACCGCTAAAGAAGTTTGCAGCTCCAGATATTGGGTTATTTGGTAAGTTCTTAGCAGCTATCACACCTTCATCTGTAGCTAAATTAGCGACATCATTTTCACCTGATAGTAAAGCTTTAGTGTCTAAGGCTGTTTTTGGATTAGCGAATCTTGCTTCAGCTTGCTTAGTTAATCCTTCTACTTTCTTAGCGTTTTTAGCAAAGGAGAACATATAAGCTTTTTCTACTTGTTCAGGTTTTACCTTCTGATTCTTTACTGTATTACCTATTAAAGAACCTACATCAGAGTCTAAAAAGGCTTTAGTTATTTTATCTATCTGCGGTATTTCATTAGATTTATTAAAACCTTCTATTAAGTTAAACATTGTGGTAGCACCAGGCTTACCCTTACCAAATTGGTATTGTACTAACTCTTTAGCTGCTTGTGCTTCTTTAACTCTCTGAGCTTGTATCTCAGGATTTAATATAGATATTTTACCTTCTAATGGTGTACCTTTAGTAGTTATTCTTAGTTTAGGATTATCCATTAAAGATACTAACTTGTCAGCACTTGGTATGTAGCTAGGGTCTGCCACACTCTTTTTAACTATCTTAGCCATTGTTGATAGTTCAACATCAGTAGGATCTATGCCAAAGCCTTTAAGAACATCGCTGTAAACTTTATCTACATCTTTAGCAAACTTTAAAGAAGGTACTGAATCAGTTATAGTGTCTACATAAGGATCTAGTAGGTCTGCAAACTTCTTAGCTGCTGGAACATCTTTCATTAAAGCTTTAATCTCTTTAATACTGTTTACTATAGCTTCTGCATTAGCTTCTGTTGCTTTAGGAGGTTTAACTACTATTTGTGTAGTTTTCGTTGGAATCATTTTCCACTCAGGTAAATCAGTAGATATTTTTTCTACAACTCTGTCTTTACTGTCTAATCCAGCACTACTTATAATAGAGTCTATCTGTTCAGCTAGCTTCTTTGGCCCTTTACTATCACCTCTAGTAAAAACAGCATTTTTCTGTATTAGTTTTAAAGTATCTATTAATCCTTCTGGTAATTTTACTTTCTTTGTTTGGTTAGCTATAACCTGCCCACCAGCAGCTTTCATATTATCTATGATTGGTTTAGTTGCATTACTTACTTGATCTACAAGTTCTTTGTATGCTTCTTTAGATAGTTTCTTAGTATCTACACCACTTTTAATAACATCATCAAATGGCTTAACTAACTGTGTGTAGTCATCAGCTATGCTTTTAAAGATATTGATAACTTCTTGATCTCCACCTTTAGCTAACTCTTCTATAGACTTACCTGTAGATTGTGCATAGGTTCTTACTTTACCTAATACAGCTTCAGCACCAGCTTTAGCAGTGTTAGCATCTACAATCCTACCTAGCACTGCATTTGTTACACCACCTATACCACCTGTAATAGCTGCTTGAGTTAAATTGTTTTTAATATTTTCCTTGTTCTGAGGGGCAAATAAGCTACCTCCTACATTGGTAATTAGGTTAGAGCCTCCTGCTGTAGCAAAACCAATAGCAGTTCTAGCTATATCTCTAGTTATAGGTTTAGCTTTAGCTAACTGTGTAGCTGTTTTAGCTAGTGGCCCTACTGTTCCTAGCCCACCTGTTAAGTACATTAGTGCTGTGTTTAAACCAGTTTCAGTAAGTAGTTTACCGCCTTTAGCTAAGTTTCTACCTAGCTTATAAGAATCTGATTTAGTGTTAGCTCCTTTCTCAGCAGCTAACTTATCTGACATCTTTCCTTGTGCTGCTAGACCATACTGTAAACCTAGCATTAGGTCATTGTTGGCTTTTGAATGCGTTAGATACAACTCATCTGGTGTTAGTGTTTGACTTTGTGGTATTAAACTACTCTGTTCTGGTGCTGGGTATGGAAAAGCACCACTATCAGTGTTAGTTGTTGCTCCTGTTATTGGTACAACACCTTTAGAGTTAAGAACTAGAGTATTATCATTACCAGCAGTAGTAAACTTATGTCCTGCTAAACCAAAAGTATTAGCTGTCTGTGATCTGTCTGGAGTAGCATCATGTGTAGAGAACCCTGTTACAGCAAGCATTTTGTTAGCTTCTGTCTCATCTACTTTAAGGTCATTAACTATAACTTTCTTTAGCTTATCAGCATCTAGAGCAAGCTTAACTGCTAACATAGCTTTATCTCTCTCTTCTGTAGAAAGAGGTTTGTTTAATTTACCTTCATCATAAGGTTGGAATTGTCTAGGAGCTGAGACTATATCTAATATATCTGCACTTTTAGAATTGAACTTACTTGGAGGTACAACACCTTGAGCAATGAGCCAATGCCTGTTCAGCACTGCTCTAGCTACTAAAGCTCTACCTAAAAGTGGTTGATTGCCTGACTCAGCATTTATTAATCTTAAAAATATTTCTTGACTCTGACTCATCTTACAAACTGTTAAAGTAATTTAACTCATCCTCGAAACTGCTAGGTTTTACATTATAAGTTTTATAACCTCTTGACGTGCTGACACTACTAGGTTTAGGTGCTGCTATTTGTGCAACAGGTTGTTGGACTATTGAAGGTTGCTGTACTGCTGGTGCTTGAGTAGATATTGGCTGATTACGGAATGGATCTCCTGGAATAGCTCTACCTGCTGCGTTTAATACTAGATTTCTATTATTAAGCTCAATCATGGCGTTGCTTGCAGCTCTTTCATTACCATACTTAACACCATTTTTAACATTGCTAGCCATTAAGAAGCCAAAACCATCTTCAGCATTTTTAATAAGTGATTGTGGATCTGTAAGACCAGGAGAGAATACAAGCTTTAATGCACGGGTAAAGTCATTCTCTGTTTGAGTACCTACGTTCCCTAATGCTCGGTTAATACTTATGAAGTTAGGTTCTAAACTACTTAACACACCATAAAGCTCTCTAGACAATTCTACATCTTCTGGAATTAATGTTTCAGCTTTAATCTTCTCGTCATAAATAGTTCCTGATGAACTGTCATTGGATAAAGCTTTACCTTGAACTGCCCTTAACATTGAAGTACCAGAATCAGAGATAGTTAAACCTCTAGCTTGCATCTTCTTATAAACATCTATTAACTGTTTAGTTTTCTGTGTAGCATCTGTTATATTGTCCTCAGAGGCATTAAATGAGTCTCTACCCTTCTCCCAATTTTTCTGACCTTCAGCAGTTAAGCTAATATCATTCTTTATTGATCTAATAAATGATCTCTCTACATCATTTCTAGCATACATATCAGCAAACTCATCTATTTTTTTATCTTTAACCTCTTGTATACCTAATCTTCCTTGAGCTTCTACTGCTTTAGCATCAGTGTCATATATTTTAGCACGTTGCTCTGCCTGCAAAGCTCCCTGTGCTATTTTTTGAGCTTCACGATCTTGAGCTAAGAAGTCTACACTCGGTGCTTGCGGTTCTGGTACATACTCTTGTGCTACTGCACCAGCTTGCATTGGTTGTGTGTTATCTACAGTTGCTCCGCCTGTGATAGCTAAATCTTCTGGTGTAAGCTCTGTGTTGCTTGGTTGCTGTGGTTGTGATGTTTGCCCTACATATTTAGAGTATAGGTTGTATGCTGGTGAGCCTTCGTCTAAGTACATTAACCTAGTGTTTGCTAAAGCTTTAGTTGATGCTTCCGCCTGTTCTGGTGACATGCCTGACTTGAGTAAATCTTGCTTAAAATTTACAAAATTATTTATATCCTCATATTCAAACTTTCTTTTAATTTGATCTGCTATTTTTAATCTATCTGCCTGTGCTGCTGCTCTTTGAGTTTGTAGTGTTAAAGCATTTTGTCTATTCTGTTCAGCTATTCTAGCTGAGTTAGCTGCTGCTATAGCTTGATTGATACCAGATTGGAAGTTAGTTCTACTGTTGTTAGCAGCAGATATAGAATTACTCAAGAAGTTATTAACAGATTCTTGAGGATTCATTACTGTGAATCCAGCTTCTGCTGATAAGTCTGGTGGTGCTATGTAGTCTTTACCCATGTAGTCCTTTGTTTAAGCTCCAGCAGCCTTAGAGGCTGTACCAGAAGCAGCAGCTAAAATATCAGTCCATAACTTCTGAGCTTGAGCTTTTTCTGCTAAATCCATTTGTCTTCTTTGGATTCCTTTAGAGAATTGATTATTCTTATCACCTTGTATGTTAGCTAAGTTCTGAGTTCTTAAAGCGTTCTCTCTATCAAATGCTTGTGTAACTATGTCATTATTAAAGCCTAGAGCTTGCATAATGTTCTGGAATCCTTGATTGTAGATATTAGAACCTAAGCTAGTACGTTGATCTTGTAAATTACCTGAAGCTTGTAACTGGTTAGCACTTGTGTTAAGTAAGTTTTGTCCTTGTCCTGAGAATAGACCAGCTAGTCCTGTATCTGTACTACGCTGATTAGCTAACTCAGCTTCTTGTGCTGCTCTAGCTCTTTCATTAACAGCTAGGTTAGCTTCAGCTTGATCTCTGATTAAACCTCTTTCTAAGTTAGCTCTCATGTTGTTACCTGAACGAGAAGAGTAGCCACCTGTGTTAGCTAGGTTAGCATTAAGGTTAGATATGTTTGATCTTAGTGTATCTAGTGGTTGTGCATTATAGTAATTACTTACGTCTTGTTGAGCTGCTTGCTGATTGCTATTAATTAGATCTTGGATAAGATCTCCATAACCCCTAGCTGAGTTAGCAAGTCCATAAGTAGCTCCAATGTCTGAGAAACCTTGTCCATAAGTTTGATTCCCTTGATTCATTAAGGTGTTAGCTTGCTCATTTGGACTCTTTAGTATACCAGAGCCAATGTTAGTTAAGTCTACACCACTTTTAACGATTTGTTGATCAACGGGTAACGGTGCATTTGGGTCAGTTGTGGGCGTAGTGGGCTGCGATCCGTCAGTGCCACTTCCAGTGCTTTTATAAAGGCTGTTCCCAATAAGTGATTTATTTGCATCGTTGGCTTTTCCTGTGCCTCTAAGGTCTTTAACTTCGGGGTTTTTTTCGAGGTAGTCTTGGACTCCATTGTATTCACCTGTTGCATTGACTGCGTTCCTGAAAGCATCTGTTACGACTCCTGTTTTGATAAATTGTCCGCCCATCGGTTTAGATGGTGCTGGTACGAATTGAGGTGTTGCTGGACTAGCTGGTGCTGCTTTTCCTGACACTGTTCTTGCCATCTATTGACCTCTCTTATTTGAGAACTTAGCTCTAGCTAACATTTCTGCGGCACTTAAACCATGTTGAGACCCATTGCGGGGTTCTACAAATTCTCTGTAAGCTGCATAAGCATTAGGATACAGTGTATTATCAGCATCATTAGGAGATCCCCCATAAGTATATTCTTTTGCAACCTCGTTTTCTCTATCCCAGTTCCTAGCTAAAGGCTCATACTCAAGACCTCTCTGATATGTCATAAGAGCGGTATTCTCTTTTGCATCTTTTCTATAATCTGGTGATGTTCTGTATAGCATATTTTTTATTGCTTTTTTTGGCATACTTAAAACGGGTTCTAGTGTAGGTTGATTCTTCATCACAGAAGGGATTAACTGAGCTAGTATCTTAGCAAATTCTAAATTATCGTTCTTTTTACTCATCTATTGACCTAATCCTTGTAATCCTGATAGAATACCAGCATAACCACCTGAAGGTATGTTAGCTCCTGTTAGAACATTTGGTATATTCCAGTTTAAAGTGTTACCTACTGTCTGTCCAAATGGGTTTCTATTATATTGTTTTAAAGTTCTTCTTTCTCTTGGATCTATTAAAAGACCAGTTGATGGATCTCTTTTAATCCTACCTTTCTTATCAAACTCAAAACCAGCAGCAGTGTTTTTATAGTTTATTGCAGGTGTCTGACCACCAAAACCACCTGTAGCTTGAGAGATCATAGTATTAAAGTCCATACTATATATAGTATAACACTTTGGTAGTGAATGTTACTAATTGGTTGGTTATTTTAACACGCTTATCCCCTTAACATACGTTAATAATTTTGCGATACTTTAAGTATGAGCAAAAAGCAAACAAGCCGAAAGGTAGCTAAAGTTGCTGCAAAAGTTCTTAGAAGCCCTAAATCTACAAGAACGAGCAAAACTATAGCTGCTAGTGCAGTTGCTCAAGCACAAGGAAAGAAGAAGTAACTGCTTGAACATTCATAAGTGAGTTGGTATTTCCCGTACCAGCTCACTTATATATTAAAAGAAAAATCAAATATTCTCTAATTTAGATGTATTTTCTTTAACTTCTTTTCCTTTTACGTTTTTATTTTCAAGCATAGATTTGAGCGTATTATCAAAAAGCTCTTCATCACCAGTGCTTGAATCTTCTTGTTGCTGGATAAATTCTTCTAGCTTGTTTTGCTCTTGGGCTTGTTTAAGGGTTAGTTTTTTGTCCATTTATTGCCTCTGTAAATTTAACAGCTATTTCATAAGTAGCGTATAGATAATACATAAATAATGCTAAACATAAAGCTCTTGCCACTACAAACCAAAGAAATGCACCAACTATTTCTAAGCTCAGGGGGCTAGAAAATAAAGAATAAAACACTTTCATCTTTGTTTGTGGATATGTAGCTAAAAGCAAAAAATAAATACCTAACCCTACTACACAGAACTTCAAATTATCGTACATTTCTTTACGAGTCTTTTTGTATACTTCTTTTCCTTGATGTTCCCTTATTTCTATATCTTTTAAATGTACTAATAGATTAGCTACTGACGCTGTATTTATGGCAAGTATAGTCGTGAAAACCGTTATATAGTGATCTTTTATCAATGTATCCAAATTATTTACACTAATTTCACCAGAAAGCAAAAAACATAAGCATATCAATAGTCCAACGATAAAAGGTAATATTGTCATAGTTTAAATATCTCGAATAAAGAACTTATAATCTTAAAAGGTGAGTTGTTTAATAAATTTTCATCAACTGTTATATTTTTTTTTCAAAGGTTTTTTGTCGCTTACATAAGTAATGCTATTCCCACTTTTTGCAGATATATGTGATTGTCCTTCACTCGAAGCTTGAGAGATCATAGTATTAAAGTCCATACTATATATAGTATAACACTTTGACAGTGAACGTTACTAATTGGTTAGTTATTTTAATACTACAGTAATATCGAAGATTTCGTCTGTTTTACCTTTCATTGAAAAATCAAGGAAACCATCAACTATATCGATTGAGTAGGTTAAGTTAGGTTTGTTCTTTGGAGAACCATTTACGAAATAACCTTTACTTAATAATTTACCTTGACCAGCTACATTTTGAAATATTATTTCTTCCTCGAAGCGAATAAAATTACTAAGATTAGAGATACCTACAACAGAAACTATCATTACAGCGTTAGTCATAGGTAATTGATGATGTACTACTGAAACCATGTCATCTGAAAGTAACTGCTTCTCGTAAGTAGGGTACTCTGAACCGTTCTTACCTGGTGTACCTTGCTCTCCTTGCTCTCCTTGCTTACCAGTCAAATCTCCTAGAGTGTTTTTCCAAAGATCAAACAAGTTAGCTAATTCTTTTTTAACAAAAACATAATCAAACTCTGCGTTCTTTCCGTCTTTACCATCTAAACCATTCGTACCATTTAGACCATCTTTTCCATCTACACCATCTTTACCATCAGCCCCATCAAGTCCGTCTTTACCATTTAGACCATCTTTTCCGTTAGCTCCATCCTTGCCGTCAGCTCCATTTAATCCGTCTTTACCATTAGCACCATCAAGTCCATTAGCACCATCTTTACCATCCTGTCCTGGATCTCCAATATCGCCTTTTTGACCTTTAAGCTTATCTACTTTTTTAGCTAATAGCTTTTCGATTTCTTGGTTAAAAACTTCTAAAACCCTTTCTTTTAAAGGCTCTTTAAATTCTTCACTAAACAGCTCGCCTATTTGGACTAATTTATTTGTTATTTCTACTCTACCTGATCCGCCTATCATAATTATGTATCCTTATATTAAATTGTGTATCCTTAAAAAAGCCGAAATATGATTTTTCTCTTCTTCATCTAAAGTAAACGATCTTCCATCTGCTGCGTTTTCAACATTAGCTAGATGTAAAGTCCACAATGCAAGGTCTTCTGATTGAACTTCTAAAGGTTCATTCGCTAAAGGTATAAAAAAAGTTGTAATTAACTCTAGTTGCGTGTTATTTTCAGCTAAAGAAAAATAATTAATCAATTTGCCTCCATTTTACTGTGGAACCAACTTTCGCCACTATAGCACTCGAAGCTACCTCCGAAGCGAATCTTGCTGTTAAAGTAGCATCCGCTGTTGCTCTTATTACACCTTTAATATTCGCCCAATTGTTACCTGTCGTTGCTGATGTTGCGTTACTCGCTGCTGGTGAATCAAAAGCCTGAATTAAAGCATTTCTCGTTGTTGTTGTAGCTGTTAAAGAATATTCGCTTGTTAAAGACAAGTTTGTCGCTGCACCAGCCGAAGCACTAACACCCCATCTAGAGCCAGTGGTAGTCGCCGCTGCCGTATACTGGATGTTAAATTCAAATTCATAAAGCTTTCCACTCAAAACAGGGAAATTCAATCCCGTAACATCTTGCATCGTATTAGCTGTAGCGTTATTGTTTGTTACATCTGAACTCAGAACTGATATTTCAAATCCCGAATTCGCAGCATTTGACCCTTGATTGATAGATTGCTTCACGCTGCCAGCCGTGGTCAATACTTGAAATCCCTGTGAATCAGTGTACTGCAAAGTTTCGCTGGAAGAAAGTACAACCGAAAACAATCTTCTAGTTCCTACTTTAATTATGACTGTCTTCGCAGTTGTATCTAAATTAAAAACATTAAAGAAATCAATAATTCTAGTCTTACCCGAAGCTGCTGCTGGTGCTAGGTTTATTACGCTAGTATTATTTGTGTCTCCTGAAGTGAAGGAGGGTGTTAGCTCTCCTACCGCACAATCCCTATATGAGCAATAAAAAGGTAGTTGGTTAGTGGTTACAGTCGTACCAAGCTCTATCGTTAAATTCGTAGCATCGTTAAGAATAATCACGATCTGATGAAACTTATCCTTTTCATTTCTTCTATTGCTTTACTGCTTGCTGGTATATTACTAGGACGTAACTTTTTGGTACTCCCCGTCAGTAAATCTTGAGTAGTGTCTGATGTGTCTACATAAACAAACCAGTCATTAGCTGGATCTACAACTGTTCCCTCTGTTAATCCAGATATTTTTGAATCAGGCATTTTCTGTTAATATCCCAAAACTATCTTCTTGAAGAATTTTAAAATTGTCTTCTTGAAGAATGTAAAAACTGTCCGATGGGATGCCACCTGTTACAGCTTTTTGCTCTATCATTAAATCTAGTTTAAGTTCTACACCTGAAGAAGACATCTTAATGTATATAGTATAACACTTTAGTGTCTGCTGTTACCACTTCCATGACAAGTTCCCTACTTTGTTGTAAGCTACTACTGCTGCGTACATTAGATTTCTAGTTACTAGGTTTACACCATCTTGTTTAAGCAGTTCTTTGAATATACCGTGAGTTAATCTTTGAGGCAAAGTCTTTTCTCTACACAGGAAATCATGTACTAATGCAGCTCTTATGTAATGTTGTTTAGTTTTCTCACCTATTAACCACGCTGACCATAAAGGTCTGCTAGCACCGTCTGATGCTGTACCTTTAGGTATTCTAAAGCTAAATGAGTGTAGAGAAGGTTGTTTAGTGTCAGTAACTCTAACCATGATTGATTTAGTTAGTAATAAAAACATTTGCTTATCGGCAAAGGTGACATCTAAGTCAGTGTTCATATCAAAACCAATCATCTCAACTTTCATTATGCACCATACCTAGCTGTAAAACCTACTCCTGCGAACTGTCTAGCTTCCGCTAGTCTTCTAGAAAATATCTCATTAGGAAATCTCCATCTTAAAAACTCTATAGAAGCTTCTACAAGCTTGCCATCATTAATTAACTTTCTTAGCGTAGAAGTACCAAAAGCACCTGTACCAATGTTATATACTAAACTGATAAGTGCATCATATTGATTCTGATTTAATTTAGTAACGTCTATTAGTTTCTTGACTTTACCTTCAAACTGTGATAAAATATCTTTAAACAGCTTATCGGCTTCAGCTTTAGTTATCTTATCCCCTGCCTTGACAGGAGTACCGTTTGCGTAGAATGTGTTTCCATACGCTATCGTCCACACTCCTACAGTGTCTTTGTAAGCTGTTAGGTTTGGTGATCTGGAGATCTCCCTTGTGTGTAAAAGTGTTTCCCCTTGCTCGCTTAATTTCATGGTTCATTCCTTTTAGTAGTGTTCGCCTCTGTTACCAGCGTATAACCACTCTGTGTTTTGTTGCCACAGCACTTCATAAGGAAATTTATTCTTATCTGCACCTGTAGCATTATTAGTTAAACTTCTTAAATCATTTAGTCTTTTATCGTAGTTAGCTTTAGATATCTTGAAAGAGTCTAGGTCTGAATACTCATATAAACATCTGTAGTGATATACACAAGCATATAGCAAGTTATCAAAATAAGCTTCTGGTATGTAAGTAATATCTTTATAGTTTACTCTGTAAATACATGATATAACTGGTGGCTCTGCTTCATCTACAGTATAAGTAGTTGTTAGTTCTACATATAATCTACCTGTTTCGGAAGTGTGAATAGTTCCTACAAACTTACCAGCAGTAGATGTTATATTAAGCTTTTGTTTTAATCCTTCTCTCTGGTCTATACAGATTAGCTCTTCATCATTGATAAAAAGTGATCTTAGGAATAAAGCATCTTCAGGTAAATAAATCCTAGAGAATGTGTATCCGCTATTATCTTCATTAGTTATAGATAGGTTATAGACAGTTCTAGTACCTATATCACTGCCAAGTTCTCTAAAAATGTCTTTAACAGCTAACTCTATGATTAATTCAACTAGGGATGAGTCTTCCTCACCCCTTAGTCTTAAAGCTAAAGCTACTTTATTCTTGAAATCATTTTCTCTTATATTAGCCATCGATAGATACTGCTAGTTTGTCTTTCTTATTGCCTACGTTAGTTTGAATTTGATCTTTGATGTCTTGCAGTGAATCCACTTGAGAATCATCAATGTTACCTATGCTTAAGCTGATAGGTGCAGCACTCTTGATCTTGATTAATATTTCTGAACTAATGAAGTTACTAGAAGAGATACGCTCATCATCTTGTAGGATCTTTAATTCTTTAATTAACTCTTTATCTGTAGGCTTGCCATTCTCATCTAAGTCAAGTACGAATCTAATTTCACCAGATTTAAAGTAACCGTCATAGTTAGTTACCATCCAATCTAATACATCAAATAGTGTTACTGGGTTTGGATTCTTAGCGTCATTTCTGCTTATCTTAGTTAAATCAAAAGCATACTCGTGAATATTCCACGGTTTGTTAGCTACAGTTCTTAATAGTTCATTAGATAAAGTAGTTTTCTTACAGTCTACTTTAAAATCAATCTCTTTAGTTCTTTTCCATATATTCTCGTACTCTCTTTGGTACTCAAATAATCCTACTACACAAGCTGCCACTAATGGAAACGGTGTAGTTACTTTAAATTTTGTTAGTTTTGCCATTTTAATTATCCCCTTTAATTGGAGGAGGCTTCCCGCTCCGCAGTCAGCCCCCTTTAATCTTTACTAAATTACAGTTGTGTGATACCGTCTAGAATGAAATGCTCATCAGCATAAGCAAGTAGAAGACCTAAGTTAGCCTCACAGTATTTTTTAATACCAGAGTAACCGTTGTAATCGTGATCTCCTGAATCCTTAGACCATTTGAACTCCATACCTTCTAGAGCTGCTATGTTCAACCTATCTTTCTGAATCGTTAGGATTCTGTTAGCATAAGTTGTACCTGCTGTGTCGAACATTGGGTGAATGTAGAATGTAGCTGAACCGAACTGAGTATCGATAGTTCTGATTTTAGTTCCTCTACGTTGCTCTTCCATACCTTTGTCAAACTTAAGGTCGTATTTGATGTTGTTAAGAGTGCTATCAATTCTACCTATTGATTTGAAAGTGTTATAACCACACATGTGAAGTGTGTTTTCACTTGTACCAATAGCTGCATCAATAGTTCTGATGTATTCAGAGATTACATCGTAACTTAACACTGGGCCACCTAAAGAAGTAGCTGTGATTACGTTACCTGAAGCATAAGTCTCAATAGCATTGAATAAACCATCACTTAAAGTGAAAGCTGCATCTTCAGTACCAGTTGATAAAGCACCAGTTGTAGCACCTACTCTAGCTAATGAATCATAGTGAGTTGCACCAAACAATAATGTAGCTTCAAGCTCTTCAGCCATGTAGTACACTTCTTGCTCTTGTCTAGATTGCCACTGAGTATGTTTTGATCTGTCTTTTTGTTGTTGAATATATCTAACATTGTTGATAGACATATTGCTTCTGATGTTTTGAGTAGCTGTTACTCTCTCTTCAATACCTTGATATTTACGAGTATCACCAAAAACACTACCATGCACAACACCTGTAGCTAAAGGAAGGAAAGTAGCTCCAGAAGCGTGTGTTTGTTTAGATTTAGCTGTTACACCACCTGGAACTAAAGTTCTTGGTGTGTTTTGGGTTACACCTAGATTTCTAGCTACTGTTACAGTGTTTGTACCAGTGTTGATGTCTGTTACTTTCATCCACTCTTTTCCTACTGGGAAGAACAGGATTTGCTCTTTTCTTAACACACTAGCATCTGCCATTGTGAAAGTAGTGTCAGTTGAGTTGTTGATACCTGAAGTAGTTACGAAAGATAGAGGTCTGCGTAATGCAAACTCTGTCCAACTTACGATTGGATCTTTAGTAGTGATACCAGGTAGTTTTACTGAAGGTCTAGCATCGTAATTTTCATCCTTTGCTAGTTTGTTTGCGTATGAACCACCATTAATAGCTAGTTGCCTAACTAATACTAGTGGAGAGTTTTCTTTTTTTATTGAATTTTCCAAGCTAGGTATGATAATATTAGAGTGTCTTACATCACCCTTAAAATTAAGCTGACCTAAACCTGTGGTTTCTGTTACTGCCATTTATTTCTCCTTGTTATAGGTACTCAGAATATCCATCCTGAAACCCATCTAATTGTGGCGAGTTTCCGCCAACGCTTTGCGTATTTGAGCTAGGCATACTGTTAGTAGCCAAAGCTTGTTTTCTTGCTAATTGTTTTTGAATATCAGCTATTCTATTAGGATCTGATAAAGAATCTAATAATTGATCTTTGATCGTGTTAGCTGCTCTTATTAAAGTGTTATTATCGTAGTAACCATATCTGTTAAAGAACTGCTGAGCTTGAGCATCTTGTTGAACTAAAAACTCTGCTGCTTTAAGAACAGTGCCTTTTTCAACATGCCTTTCTTCAAAATAATTCTCTAACTGATTTACTATCTGTTCAGTTTGATACCTTCCAGCCATAGCTTGAGCATCTTGTACTTGCTGTCTTAAAGCTTCTACTTCTGATTGATAGTTAGGTAGTTGATTTCTTAAATCTTGAATCGCTGGTAAAGCATTATTATAGTCAATAGTCTGGTACGGATCGGCAGGCTTTTGTGCTTCTGGATTAAACAAGCTTGCTAGCTTATCCATTGTACTAAACTTCTGTTCGTATGGCTTTAGGCTATCTTGTACCAATGACATAATAGCTGCACTGTCATATTGTGGTGCTGCTTGAGCTGGTGCTGCTGATTCTGCTGGTGCAGATACGTCACCACCTCCAACATCTCCTACATCTGATAGTTCTTCGTTATTTATTGTGTATCTAGTATGTTTAAAACGCATGTTCGTTCTTCCTTTTATAGTGTTTCACTTTGCTACATTTTGTTACTTAAAATTGAAATTATTTTTTAATTCCTAAAATATTATGCGGTTCTGCATAAAAATATCTAGTTGCTACAGTTTCTGTCTCATGCCCTGCAAAATCTACAGACTGAACATGAGAAAAGAAGTCTATTTCCATCTCTGGTTTTAAACCAATTTTATCAGCCCATTCTTTTAGTTCATCTGATATCTCATGCACATAGTAGTTCTGATAAACCTGACTACTGCTAGTTGCATTAGGTAAGATGATTCCACTAGCTAGGACTATTTGTGTTACTCTTTTAATAACTATATTGTTTCCTACTGGTGTAAATGGTACTGATTTGATAGCTGCCATACTTACCTGTGGTTGAGCTTCCTCTATTTTTCTTCTTGTTTCCTTATTTCTAGGCCCTTGCATTGTTTCCCCTTTCTCTTTCTCTCTCTAATTTGTCTATACTATTTAGTACAGCATCTAAATCGAAGTATCTATCTAGAACTAAATTTAAAGCTTCGAACCCCCCCAAAGCTTTAACCTGTTCTATTTTTACTTCAAAAAAATTACTTACATTACAGTGAAGTAAACCTTTATTCTTTTGTTCATAGTTAGCATCAAATTTAGCTAACTCGTCCTTAAGTAAACCTATTAAAACTAAAAACATATCATTATCAAATAGTGTTACTATCTGCTTTAGTTTATGTAGTCTTAATGAATCATCCCCTATCATCATTACACTCCTTCGTTTGGTCTTGGTAAACTACTAGCCTGCGGTGTTGGTTGAGGCTCTTCAGGTTGTGGTGGTTCCTGCCCCTCTTGACCTTCCTGCATTGACTGTTGCATCATACTTGGTGATGGTAAGCCTGATACTACTGCTTTATCTACACCAGCTAAACTAGCTGCATATTGAGCTTTATTTTGTATGACTTCTGGGTCAGTTTCCCATAATCCTACTGGATCTTCAAATAAACCTGCCTTAATGGCAGTTTCAGCTAGTGCTTTCTCTGATCTAAATATCTGGAACTTGTCTAGCTTAGAAATAGTGTCTAATAACTGTATTCTTTGCATTGTCTTAGAAGCTTTGCTAGGGTCAGCTATAGATCCTAGAGTTACTTTAAACTTAATTCTAGTGTCCACAGAAGCAGGATCAATAAATCTTTCTACTGTGTCGCCTAATACGCCAGTAGAGGTTATGTAAACCATCTTATCAGCAAATATCTTAGCTATCTGGAGAAGGATTCTACCAACATCCTCAAAGTTTTTAACAAACATGGCTAGTTGTGATTGGAGTCTAGTAGATCCTATCCTAGATAGTAATTCAAAGCTTCCTTCAGTACGGACACCAGAGCCTAAATCTTGCCCTGAGCCTTCCATTAAAGGGTTAATAGATAATGCTTCTTTAGCATTTTTAACGTAATTGTTAGCAAAATCAAAAGCAGATGATTGAGGAGCTTCACCTCTTACTTCTAATATTGGTGAATTGCCTAGCGGAACGCTAATCATCTCTCCACCCTTACCGTTTTTATATAATTCTATAGCCTCTTTATTCATTACACCAACATCAGCAAAGATTGTAGGTTTTAAATGCAATAGATAAGACTTATGCATTAATTCAATAAGCTCCTCATGGAACTCAATATCTCTTTTAATTAATTCAATAGATGATCTACCAAAGAACTCTCTAGGTTTAGGATCATTTTTAAAGATAACGAATGGAAATCTAACACCAGGATAGATAGTAACCTCATCAGAGATAACTACATTGTTTAAAACAAACTGAACAGTACCAGGTCTGTATATCTTTATTAACTCTACTTTAGGATTCTTTTTATTAAGGTCTTTTTTATTATAGTCTAATAATGTGTCTATATCGTATGTACCTATTCTTTTTCTAGTACCGTTATAGTTCCAGTAACCATTCATCTTAGTTCTAACTGGAATCTCACTTTCTTTGGCTTTAGCTAGGTTCTTAAAACCATAAGCATCTTTCATTGCTTCTACGTCTTTATAATTCATTATTTCTCTAACACAAGCTATTTGCAGATCATTCATGCTAGTAGCTGTACTATCAACAAAGAAGTTATTTAAACTAATGTGTTGTAAAAAAGGTTGAGATAACCACTCTTTCTGCACTTCTCTATTGTTAGGTTTTTGAGTTAGTTTACCAGTTTCATCAAAAGCAGATATAAACTCTGGTTTACTGTTATCTATCTCTGTAATATATATTTTCTTATGACATACTTCTAAGATACCTGTTCCTAGAAGTACGCTTTCAAATAACGTACTTCTTAGTATCTCGTGGGTGTTCATGTTGCTTAAGTAGTAGTTAAGGAGAAGAGCTACTGCCTCGGCTTGTGCTGCTGCCTCTACATTGTTGTAAGGAGCAATATCAAAAACTTTCTCATTGTTCTCGTTTAATAAAGCCTGTGTGTAAAAAGACACAAGCTGTTCTGTTAGTTTTGCTGGTTCATGGGAGATATATACATGATCTGATTCTTGGTCTCTAGTATCTGTCTTGCGTTCTTCACGTACGCCTTCGTATCTGCGGTAGCAGTCTAGTCTGTCTTGGTAATACTGAGCCGTGAAATCTATACAAGAAGAGATAGCTTTTATAGCTGCATCTTCCTTTTTAGTATTTTTATCTTCCACATTATATATAGTATAACAAGTTACATGGAGATGAAAAAAATTTAATGTTTCTTTTTAAAGATATTTATTATAAATCTAAATATCGTGGTATAATTAATGTGTTGGTGTAGCTTAATGGTAAAGTGTCTTAACGTGAGACGTACGAGGGTTCAACCCCCTCCACCAACAAAATTATAAACCTAAATTAGTAAATAAAGGGTTAGCATTAGCACCAGCTAAATAAGCTAACTCATTTTCTTTAAACTGTTCTCTAGAATCATTAAAGATTTTAAATCTGTTCTTCCATATAGTTTTATTAACTTTGTTATTTATAAAATATCTAGTAGGGTCAATCGTGTGATCTTCACCTATATACATAGAAGATTTATCTGATTTAGAAGTGCTGTCGGTAATAGCCCATCTTAATGATTTAATCTCTCTTTGACAGTGGTCAGCTTTGCAGGTATATCTAAGGTATGATTTACCAGGTGTGAGGGGGTTCTCTTCCTCTAGAAGCTCTTGCATTAGGGTAACTGTATGTTCTATGTTATTTTTATCTGATTGCCTACAGTGCCATCTCATGTGTGGGTGGAAGCATGGTTCACCATTAGGCATACTCTTAGACAGGTATTGACTTAATATAGTAACATCAACATCTACTCTATTTTCTTTAATACCTTGATTAGTTATCTGTCTATCAGCAAAGCATATCTTAACCTTGTTATAAGCTTCCCATCTGTTCAGCATTTGGTTACATCTCTCTGCTGATTCTTGTAAACTCATATTCTTAGCATAAACTTCATCAATAAAATAAGTAGTACCAGTCTTAAGGCTAGTCCAAATAAGTACCCATGAAGCATAAGTAGCTTGAGCATAGTCATGTAGTAGATCCCATCTACCATTCTCAGTAGCCCATATACCAGCCATTTCAGTGAAGGATATAGTGTTATAAGGTTGTCCATCAACTTCTTCTCTAAAGTTGAATACACAGCCTGCAGGTCTGTCTAATTCTCCAAGTATTCTAGCTTTATATAAATGCTCATTAACTATCTTACCAGTAGTTATATCCATACCAGCAGCAGCTTGCATATTCTCTAACTGTTTTTTGGAGAGGAAAATGTTATCTAAAGTAGAACCTCTAACTATCTTTACTTTACCAGCAGCTATCAAGTGAGCAAAGTCACCTTTACCTCTCTCTAAATCTATTAGATGATAAGCCATGTGGTAGTTCTTAGCAAGTCTAGTGAACGCTTGGAAGAACTGACCATCACAAGAACCAATCCTGATAAGTATATCTTGGAACAGTTCAGGTCTAATACCTTCATCAACAAATACATAGTGAACCCTGTTACCCTCAAAACCTTGTGATTCTTCTTTCTTAGACTCTGATATAGTCTTAAACTGAACAGAGGTAATACCCCCATTAGGTGCTTTTATCTTAAGAGCAGTGGTGAATACACCAGGTCTAGTTTTCTCACAGATATACTTCTGATCTAAGAAAGTAAACAAGTCTTTCTGTACTGTGTTAGTTATAACTTCCCATGATTCAGCTATTACCCAAACCATCATATCCCTAGAAGGGTCTGGTTGATGTCTAGCCTTAGGGTTATTCCCAGTAGCAGTCTCAGCTAGTAGAAACATCATAGAAGTGGTCTTACCCCACTGATTCCCACATAGAGCTATGTTAATATCAAATTCAGAATAGATAAACTCTAACTGTTCTTTTCTAGTTTTCTCAAACCTTAACAGTTTATTAACTTGTTTAGCCTCTCTTACATCATTCGTAGTATTTAGTATCTGTTGATATTTAAGAGGATCAGTTTTAGCTAGATTGTCAAGTATCGCTACTAACGTCTCTTTGTCCATTATTCCCCTCTAACACAGTGTAATGAGCTTCTAGAGCATTAAGCATAGTTCTATCACTCATAATAGCTTGAGCTAGGTCATTAACAGTATCTACTAGATTCTCAGCTCTAATAGCGATATCAGCTTGTTGGTATTTACTATCTGCCATTACCTTCTCTTTCATTACTTCTACTTTCTCTTTCTCAATGTAATTACTAGAAGTTTTACTATACAAATCAACACCGCAAATCTTGACATAGACAAGTAACTGGTCATAGTATCTTTGCTTGTTAGCAATCAGTCTCAATATCTTATTACTGTTTGGTTCTTCTAAACTCTTCTCTTCTTGGATCATATCATCGATATAACCTAAGTCTTGATAAATCCTCTGGATAATATCAGCACTAACATCAAAAGATTTCTTAATTATCTTAGAAACATTAATTAGTGATACTATTCTCTTCATAGCATCATCATAAACTAAATATGCTGTTTTCTGACAGCAAGGATAAACTTCTAACATTTTATTTACTGCGTTAGTTTTAGCACCATAACTTTTGAATGGGGTTATCCCTAATTCTCTAGATTCTAAAAGCAGTATATCATTCATAATTAACTGCTTACACTCCCCATCATTGGTAGTGTTATAAATAGCCATTATCTTCTCTTTAGACTTATCAGCAGCTAGAGAAGCTTTAATTCTATCATAAGACAGGTCAGTATCTAACTTAACTAACTCTGCTTTTTCAAATTTAACTTTCTTACTCATAAAAATGTCAGTAAATCTCTTAGCTTTAAAACCCCTATAGAAATAAAATTAATTATTATTAAAATAAAAAACTTAAGATTAGACTCTTTTTTAGTTACATGCTCCATCTGAGAAACGTGCAGTCTTTCTGTTAATTCAGATATTTTATTACTGAGCTTTTCATCTAACTTGTCTATACGTTGAACTATGTAATCACTCATAAGAATCATAGTATTTCAAGAGTTACAATTCTGTTACTTGAAAACAAATATTTTTATATTTATTTTTAATATTTCACCATACCCCTCTAGAATCCCCTACAATCAATTTAAAATATAAAAAGGTCACATTATAGCAAACAGATACTTTACTTTGATTCTATGACCTTGTAGACCTCTTAGAATTGATGTTTACTTTCTACTTCAGATACCTAAACTTAAACTATACTGAAATGTTAATGAATTATTAAGAAATTATTAAATTTTTAAAATAGTGGCTACGTTTTTTGAAAAATGGCATACTATAAGCAGCATGCGGATCGGGGTTTTATATTTAATACTACTATAATATATAATACTAATATATATAATATATATAATATATAATACTGTTATATATAATATAACTAATATATAATATAACTAATATATAATATAACTAATATATAATATAGCTAATATATAATATAGCTATAGTAAATATATAATTAATATATTTATATTAATTATTAATATATAATACTGTATAATATATAATACTGCTATACGTATTATGTTATATATTATATTTATATATAAAAAAAAAGAGTATATGTATTTACTTAACTGTTAAGCCGCTATCCGCTTTGGCGGATAACGTTCGGAGTAATATATATTTACTTATCTTCTTTCAAATAGCGGTATTAAACTTATGCTAACTATCGGCTTTAGCTCCAACTATCCCCTATCAGGTATAAAACACCATAAAACTAGCAGGATTATACCCTATCGGTGGTAAAGCTCACCCCCCAGTTCCGCAGCCCCCCCCCTGCCAGCTTGCCCCCCCTCCCGCCACGATGGCTGCGGCACGGCAGGTCACCTCCCCTCCATAGATTAATTCTAAGGGGTCTGTGTGCCTCTACAATCAATTTAAAATAGCAGTTGGCTATATTGAGAGGTTTAATTAAAATAAATCGATTCTAGAGGATTCTAGCCACTAGTAGTATAGACATAATTAAATTAAATAAGTTTAGGGTTTCAAGAAATCAAAGATTTCTTAAATACAATTATTTTAAATAAAATAACAGGCAAAACCCTAATGTAAATATTAATAAAATTTAATGTTATAATACTGAAATAATGGGAATAATGTTATTGAACTATGGAAGAAGATGAATTATTTGATATAAAGTTTCTTGAGTTTAATAATGACCAAAAGATAACAGATTATTTTTATAATTTAGTTAGTGATAAATACTGCTCATCTATACCAATTTTAGATGTTGAGCATGAAAAAGAAATATCATAATAGAGTTTATTTTTTAGAAATTGCTTGTTTTTAACACCAAAAACTAGACATTGGAAGTATATTTTATAGCTACTAAGTTTACTTTTTGTGGACTTCCACCATACAAAGTAAACCACACGAGGTGGACATTACGTTTCAAAAATCAAAGATTTTTAAATACAGTAGTTTTTTAAACTACGCGTAGCCTCTTTTTTTACTGGTTAAGCTAGACAAGTTTGTCGCAAATAAAGTATAAATTTGAGACATAAAATAACTTAAAACATAACGTGAGTGCGTATTTTTAGAGACTTTTATTATTTGAGGGGTTAGCATCACGTACACTCTGTTTTTATGACGTTTCCAGCCCAACCAAACCCCACCCTTTCCCCATTCGATGAGATGCTAGGAGGAATAAGGATGATATAATATATCTCTTATTTTCATGAATAAGGCATGTTAAGTTTAACAAGGCATGGAATATATTTGCCTGCTAAAGATTGGGGGGATTAGGGGGCTTGATGTTATCTTACCCCCAATGTAGTTAGAAGGGGATAGTTGCTAGTGGCGGTACTAAGCAGTTAGTTTCTATGGTATGCCATAGAGCTATGCATACCGCAAAGCCTATCATAATCTTAATAAACTGTTTATCTTGGTCTCTCATACTTATATTATACACCATTTAGTTATGAATTGGTTAAATCAATTATTAAATAATTATATGATTAAGATAATCCCCCAATTTTAGTATTTTAATTAAGAAATGGCTCTAGAATCACGTTTCTATTTAAGATAATATAGTGTTATCTTGATACTATACTAATGTTTAACGTTATTTTATGTTATCAGCAGCATTAGCGGGTATGCCGATAAGCATTTTATATCTAATATTTTAGCTTGTTTATGTTGCTTATCAGCAGGCAAGCGATTTTAGCTTAATTGAGGTATAAGTATGGGGGTATCAATTTAAATTTGAGTGCCGATAAGCATTTTATATCTAATTGTTACTTTATAACATTTAGGCATAACCCTAATTTGAATATTAAATATAATTAACTTGACATTATGTGTGAGGAGTGGGTCATTTTCCGCCTCAACTTATGTATATACCTATAAGTGTAAGGGTATAGATATTATATCTATAAGTATAATCAGCATACTAATTATTAGAACTGTAATAATTGCAAGGCATATAATAACTATACTAATAATTTGAGTTCAAATGATTATTACTCAAATGATTCTAGCTGAGTAATATCTATTACATTTTAATGTTACTTTATAACAATTAGAATTATGGGCATTATAGCATAAATATTTATTAGTTGTATTAAAGAAAGTTAATCTAAATATTGAAAGTTCTTATTGATTTCTTAATCTAACTTTGCTATATTAATAGTATGAGAAACGAAGAATTAAAATCAAAATACGCTCAAGAAGAGCGTGAAATAGAATCTAAAATTGCTAGGCAGTTGCCTAGTATTTTAGAAAATCCTTTATCCCGTCATTGGGATAAAGAAACAGGGTGGGTGAACAGCTATGTTCACCATGCCACATTTTATAGTTCAGGTAACTGGACTATAAAAGAGGCTTGGGATGGTAACATCACTGAGCCAGCTAGCCCAGCTAGCTTAAGTTACAGAGGTAGAGATACTTCTCTATCGCAAGAGCAAGTTAATAGCTTGCTTGAGGCAATAAGATAAAAAATAGAGACAGTTATTAAATTAGCTGTCTCTATTTTTTTTGAATTAAATTAGCAACGACCTAAGCAAGTCGTAAACTGCTTAAGGAGAAAAAAAAAAATGAAAAATTATAAATTCAACAAAAAAGTTTTGAGACTAAAACTTGTGAAAATCAACACTTCACAGGAAATTAAAAATTTTCTTGAAAAATTAGAAGAGCCGACAGTAAACCTTAATTTTTTTAAGGGGTTACTAGAAATAAATAATAAAGAGTTTTATCTCGGCAGCAGTTCTGCCATTAAAAAAATATTGGAACTGTAACGCTAGTTAAGGAAAAAGAAAAAATATAATAAGGAATAAATAATTATGACAGAAACAGCATATAATAAGAAGATTTTGAAAGCGCTAGAGCTTATAAACAAGCTATCAAATGATAGTGTGTATTGTGACGGATGGACTACTGTTCACTGCCCGCAACTAGGCGAGATAGTTGAACTTCATTTAAGCGAGATAGAGTCAAGGGAAGTGATGATATGTACTGAGCAAGAAGTTTACTTTGTTTATCTTGACGATATAATACAAGAGAATATTAGAAACTTTTTAGAAAATATCATATGGGATAAGGAATAGAAGTTAATTAGTAACCAAGACTTAAGCAAGTCAAAAAACTGCTTGGAATAAATAATTATGACAGAAACAGAACTAATAGAACTATTAAATACTAACGATCTAGAAATTATTTTAGATAGTGATAAAATATATATAATAGCTGATTTATCAATATTTAATACAGGGCATGTTCTAACTATTGAGTTAGTTAATGATTTACCAGATTATATATTTGATGAAGATGGGCAAATGATAGATGGGTATTACATCTATGATAGGAATAGTATTGAGAATATAATAAGGAATAAATAAATTATGAAAATAACAATAGAATGTACTATAGCTAGAAATTCTAGCTTAAAAATAAATGGCTTAGAAGTGCTCAGAGCTGAGCAATACTTTTCAGAATTTAATGAGAATGAAATTTTATTAGTTAAAGAAAAACTAACTTATAATCCTGTAACGTCAAAATTTTATGATTATTTAACCTTTAAAATTAAAGGTAAAGAGTATGCTATAAGGGACCGAAACTGGTCAAATAATTATGGAATATGGACAGAACAAGCTAAATTAGCTAGTAATTACAATTTTATTTAAAAAATAAAGGGAATATATAAAAATGAAATATTATGAGTTAGTAAAAGAGAATCATATAGTAGGTGTAACTAACAGATGAACAAATTAAAACTATTAAAGGAATAAATAATGAAACTAAAAAGTAGAAAATTTGAAGGGTTAGAGTACGTGATACATGTAGACACTATCTATTATACATTTAAAGAATATGGTGTTAATGAATTTGATACGTATGTATATATTGAGACTCCAGAGAACTGTCTCGGGTATACCGACACCTTATTTTTACGCAAATTAGGGCATTTTGAAAAATGTAATTATTCAATAGATGGGTATTATCTTGTTAACGAATGGCGTAAAACCCCCAAATGGATTAAAAAGGAATTACTAAAAACTTTAAAAGATAATAAACTTCTAGATGATGATACTAGAAAAGAAAAGTATCTACAAGCTTATGACAAGTATAAAAATGAAAGGTTAGAAAATATAATTTTAAAATAAAAGGAAAAATAAACAAAATGGAAAATACAGCACCAACAAAATATGAACTATTAAGAGATTTTTATAAAAATCTATATGAAGCTAAAAAAGCTGAATATTCGCAAGATCTCGAAAATGCTTTAAAAGCATTAGAAACTTTTATAGCTGAGAATCCCGATTATGATAAAAGAGAAACAAAAAATAAAGAAACAGAAGACCCTAAAAAAGCTAAAAAAGAGTTAAAAGATCTAGATAAAAAATATAATAAGCTCTTAGCTGATTTAGATAAAATCGAATCTTTTAATTTAGAAGATTTTAGAGATATGTCAATACATACAGACTGGAAAAAGTCAGCTACTTGGGGCAGTAATCCAAGGGGAAAATTAACAGTATTTCATACTAAAGGCTATTCGCTAGAATTTTATGAGAATTCTTATAAAATTAGCGGGTGTGGATATTGCAAAGAATCAACGAGTACGGCTGATTTATTAAATCAATCAGTAGTTATTAAAAAGTTAATTCTTAATAAAATAGAAAAATTATTATGTATTAATAGAAATGCTAATGAGATCAAGGGCTTAGTAAGTAAGAATAATTTAGAACTGAGAGAATCCATTAATTACGGGATAAGTCAATACGGGTTAAATTTACCTAAATTTGATGGGGGCGTGGGAATTAGCTATCACGAATCTATATTAAAAAAATTAGGTTTAAATATGCGTAAAATAAGCTGGACTAAGGACAGTGATACATGGATAATAGATAGGATTTAATAACAAAAAAGAGAGGTAAAAATATGAACAATTACAATAACATAAAGAAACTAATATCTAAAATAGATATTGGTATGGATGAAGAGTACATAATCAGAGAAATAGAGGCTAGTGAGGCTATAGAAGAGGCTAGCGAATTAATTAAAAGAATAGTAGGTGAGGTAATAGACCATGAATAACCACACTTTAAAAAGCGTATTTTATATGTTACCAGAGGAATTAGAACACTATGAGCATATGATTAAATATAATAAAATACCTAAACTTAAAACTAAAAAGTTCAATACTTACTATAAAGAACTTAAGCGATTATTACCTCTTCCAGAGGGCAGCAGTTTATTAGATTATGCAATATACTATTATGCTGTTTTTAGTGAAGGCATGAAAGCAGAAATGATAGCTTATGTAGCAGCTACTAACCGAGATTATAGAGCTACTATAAACTATTTAGAGTTATCTAATAAAGGGCTTTCTAGTGTTATTAGTGAATTAAAGGTAGGTAAACAATGACTAATCAAGAAATAAATTCTCAAGTAATGAGTGCCTTAAGTCATGGATGTGATGCTGTCGATAGGCTCAGAAAAAAGTTAAAGAGAGTAAGAACCCTAGAACTTAGGATAGAGTTTCACTATGAAGTAAATAGAACTGCTAGGGGATTATTGAACGATGTAACACCTCGCAGGCTACAACATAATTACACGCCTAATGAGATGCGTAAAATATTACGTTAAAAATAAAAGAGGGTTAAGAAAATGACTAAAGTATCAGATTTATTAATAGAACTGAGAAAGGTATTAGATGATAACGAGATTTACGAATCAGATAATATCAACTCATACCTATATACGATAGCTGATGATGCTAATTTATTAATCATGCAAGGTTATCCAGCTAGTGAAGTGATAATAAAGAGTATAGATAGGTTTAAAGAGTATCTTAGTGAAGATTATGAGGAAGTGAAATAATGATAATAATAGATTTAATAATAGGATTAGTAGCTTGTGTATTAATCTTTATACCGATAGCAGTATTTATAGTGCTTGCTGATATAGTGATTAATGTATGTAGTGTAGTTAAAAATACTTGGATGACTAAGAATGTTAGATAATATATTAAAAGAACTGAGAGAATTTGAGCATTTCACAGTTGAAACACCAACTGATAAACATGCTATACATATTAAGCATGTACTTAAAACTAATAACACTCAAAATATGATTAAGTCATTAGAACTACTTAAACCGTCTAAGAAGATTATATTTTGGGTACTGGATGATAGTTCAGTAATGTTAGGGGAAGTAAACTCATAAAAGGATAGGATATGAAAACAAGGAAAACAGAAAATAAAAAACCGCTTAAAATAGAACTAAGAATACCAGAACTAGAGCTGATTAACTTATTAAACAGCTATGGCTACTCTATACATCCAGATTATAGTATAGCTAATATTCATTACTTTAGTGATTTTGATTCTAGTGTAGATATTAGTTTAATAGACTGCTCACAGATAGAGAATTAGTAATTATGAAGAGCAAAAAGGTAAGAAAAGAAGAGAGAGAAAAAGCTAAGATTATTGCTCTTCTTAAAGATATTCTACTTCCAGTAGTTGGAAGTAAGCTAGTAACTAAAGATAAGACTTACAAAATATTAAAGATTAAGAATCTTAATGATTGAAAACAAGAAAAAGGGATACTATAATATATACGCACTATGATTTTAGGAACAAGAAAACACTACAAGCCTATTCACTACGGATGGGCATATAACTTATTTGAAAAGCATGAGAAAATGCACTGGCTACCTACAGAAGTACCTATGGCAGATGATATCAGAGACTACAACACCAGATTAACAAATGGTGAAAAGAATCTGTTAATACAGATACTTAGGTTCTTTACTCAAGGGGATTTAGAAGTACAAAATAATTATAATACGCAACTGATACATAATTTCCAACTGCCTGAGATCACTATGATGTTATCTTCTTTTGCTTCACGTGAGAATATCCACGTATGGGCTTATTCTCACCTTAATGATACATTAGGATTGCCTGAAAACGAATATAGTAAGTTTCTAGAGTATGAAGAGATGAGGAAAAAGATAGATAAAATGCACTACTATTCCACTGGTGCTAGTGTATCAGATATGGCACTAGCTCTTAACCTAGCCGTATTCGGTGGTTTTATTGAAGGTGTGAGCCTGTTCGGCTCATTTGCTGTATTGTTAAACTTTTCCAGAAGAGGGTTAATGAAAGGCGTAGGTCAAATAGTTGCTTGGAGTGCTGAAGATGAGAGTATTCACTCTTTAGGTGTCTCAACACTCTTTAAAACTCTAGTACAAGAGTCTAACATTAATTTAGAAGTATTAGCAGATAGAGTATATACAGCTTGTATAGACATAGTAAATGCTGAAAAAGAGTTCTTAAAACTCTGCTTTGCTGACGGTGATGTGGTAGGATTGAAGCTAGAAGATACTTGTAAATACATAGAGTACCTAGCTGACATGAGACTTAGAGGTCTAGGCTATGAACCATTATTTAAGGTGTCTGAAAACCCTTTACCATACATGGATACTATGCTATCAGCTAAGGAACATACTAATTTCTTTGAAAACAGAGCTACTGAATACGCTAAAGGTGCTATTAATTGGTAAATTTTATTTTTTCTTAACAATTACTTTACTAAAATATGGGAATATAAATATTATGGCTGACATTTCAAAATGTTTTAATAGTGAAAACTGTTTAAAAAAAGATACTTGTTATAGACACACTGCTCCTGAAGGAATGAGGCAATCTTATGCTAATTTCTTTAAAGAAGGTGAAGAGTGTGAGTATTACTGGGAAGTGCAGAAAAAGAAAGAAGTTAAAAAGAAAATTAAAAATAATTAATATATAAATTTAAAATTATGTGTACAATAAATACAGGAGAAATAAAATGATAGAAAAATTTAAACCAAACTCACACCAAATAGCAGATATAGAATATTTGTTTAGAAAAGTTACAGAGTATAATCAAGAAAGTGATTCTTTCTATGCAAGTATGACAGTGGATAAATACGGAGTATGTATTTTTGTTACTGGTGACAACATTAAGGATCAGTTTATCAGGGAGATGGTAAACAGAGATAAATTTACTCAAATGTCTATAGAATTAGAATATTTATATATGTTAGAGCATAAGGATGAGATAGATCCAAAAATAGAAGCTCAAAATGATTTAGATAAGGAGCAGTTCTAATGGAACTAGAAGAGCTGACATTAAAAGGATATGATTTAGGTAAGCTAGGTATGGGGCTGGGTTATTTTAGTTTTAGAACCACAATAACTGATCTGTTAGTATGGGTAAAGCTTGTAGATACTGTAGCTGAAGCTAAAAGATTAGTTGTAGGTGGTGCTGTAACTCTTAACGGAGAGGTGATAACTAACACCTACAAGATCCTAACAGGTCGTATTAGTGACTACCAAGTAGATGATTACTTATTAGCTTTTTTAACTGTTGGTGAAAAGAAAGTTATGTTATATATAAAAAGAGAGGATTATAAATGAAAAAACTAACATTATTAATTATATTACTATCAATAGGAATCAATCAAGCTCAAGCGGCAGTCTATAATTGGTCAGAAGGAAAGAAAGCTCATTGGGCTGGAACTAAGCCAGTTCAGCTAGTGATTGATACCGAATACCCACAAGAGGTTATTAATAGGGTATTTGAGATATTAAAGCCATACCCGCTTGTTTTAAAAGAAAGGAAAAATATTGATTTAGCTTATGTTCCTGCTGTCAATGAGGTAGCAGTTGCTTATGCAAGTATCTACAACAATACGGGAGCTGCATTTTTAGCTTTAGCTTATAGATTACCAAGTGGGGGTGTTAATCGTGGGTTGTGTGTCGCTGGTACCGCTTCCAGTACAGAAAGGTTAGCATGGATTATCATTCACGAAATATTGCACTCCATCGGGATAGATCATACACAGCCATTTAGAGCAGGCGAAGGGTCAGCACAGCCAAGGGGATTAATGGTTAGCTTTAAGCCGAATTTAGGTTTTCAGCATGACGATTTAAGAGCCTTATCTGAGACTTTAAGAGAAGAGTTTTTAACCGACACTGTAACCGTAAGCGGAACCATTCCAGTTCTTGAAGGTATGGTGTTAAACTTCGTTAATGTAGACAGTCCAAAAGACTCAGCTCAAATCGTACCAAGTTATTCCTTTGAAGAAAAAACAGAGTATGAGATCAAGAGACTTAAGAAGGGCAGATACTACATAAATGTTACGCCTGTAACGACCGAAGCAGGGATTATAAACTTATTCCCTAAGCCGTCTACCTACTCTAAGATTAGATACTTCAGGGGGAAAAGAATTATAAATTTTGATAAGGATAGGATTTTAAACTTAGAGTTTTAATAGGAGAGAAAATAATGAGCGGTGGAAGTTTAGATTACGTTTATTTCAAGGTAGAAAGTGCAGCTTATGATATAGCAAAAGAACCTTACACTAATAAAATACCAGAACTAAAAGCATTTAAGGATCATCTTATTAAAGTAGCTGAGGTATTGCACGATGTGGAGTGGTTTTTATCTGGAGATTATGCAGAAGAAACAATGGTTAAGTCTATTAAAGAGTTACTTTCAGAAGAGCAAGTTCTAGGATCTGTAGTACAAGAAGCAGAGGAAGTAATGGTAAAACTTACTAATCAGTTAAAAAGTACAAAAATAAAAAAGGAGAATAAATGAGACCGTATATTAGAGGATTAGATGATATAGAATTTTCTAACTTGATGAAAGGTTGGTTTAAATATGGAGGGTTAGAAGCTGCTGCTAAGAAAGAGCTTAATCAAGCAATTTCTGATGATGACATTGCAGAGGTCATCTCTTCGATAGAGGGTATTGTAAGAGAGGAATTATACGAATATGCTAAAGATTTAGCAGAGTCACAAGTCAAGTTAAAAGCTTTTCTAGATGGTGTAGATTTTGCACTTAGACCTGTTAAAGAAGAAGATAGTTGGGAATAGAGTAAGAAGGAGAATAAATGACAGATAAAAGAGAACCAGATGAAATTGAGATCATATTAAGTCCTGAAGATGTTGTTAAAGCAATGTCTTTACTAGGGTACAATCTAGGCAACTATAAGTATAGAAGCTCGTGGACATGCAGAAACAGAATAAGTATTAGGCTGAGGTTGAAAAAGGAAATTATAAAAAAGGAACTTAAATGAGTATATTAGAAGCATTAGATAAAGGTGATTTAAGTAGAGCAAGGGATCTTATATTAGATGAGATTTATGCTGAGGTTGGTGATAATTGGAGTGAACACTCACCTAATTATGATTATAAAATCTATCAGGTACAAAAAAGCATTGTGCAAAATCTGCACAATGATAAACTATTAACATACTTTGGTTTAGAGACATTAAGAGATAGATACTTTCTTAAAACACTAGAAGGTAAGATATGTGAAGCACCACAAGATTTCTTTGCTAGGGTAGCTGCTGGATTAGTGGATACAGAAAGTGATTCAGCTAATGAGGATGCTCAGAATTTATACGATATCATATCCACTCTTAAGTTCATGCCTGCTACTCCTATTCTAGCTAATGCTGGTACTAACAGAGGTTTAACCATCTCTTGTTATCTAACTGAAGTAGAAGACAGTATTGTAGGTATCTTTGATTCTTTTAAAGAGTGTGCTGTATTATCTAAAGGTGGTGGTGGACTAGGTGTAAACTTCTCTAAAGTAAGAGGTTTAAATGCTACTATTAATGGTACTGGTAAGTCTACTGGAACTATACCTTTTATGAAAACTCTAGACAGTTCTACTTTAGCTATCTCCCAAGGGGGTATTAGAAGAGCTAGTGCTGCTACTTTCCTAGATGTTACTCACCCTGATATAGAAGAGTTTATTAATATCAGAAGACCTACTGGCGGAGATGATAACCGTAGATGTTTAAACCTACATCACGGTGTTAATATTACTGACTCTTTTATGAAAGCAGTTAAAGACAGAACTACTATTGATCTAGTGTGTCCTAGAACTGGAGAAGTAACTAAGACTATAGATGCACATGATTTATGGATTAAGATTCTTAAGAACCGCTTTGAGACTGGAGAGCCTTATATTACTTACATAGATACAGTTAATAGATATGCTCTTCAAAGCCACAAGGAGAGGGGGTTACAGATCAATCAAACAAACCTTTGCTGCATTTCTGGAGATACTTTAGTATTAACTGATAAAGGACATTTACCTATAGATCAGTTGCTAGACGCTCCTATACATGCTTGGAATGGTCACGAGTGGTCTACAGTACAACCACAATACACTGGAGATAAAGATATTTACCTAGTAACTTTCTCTGACGGTAGTGTTTTAAGATGTTCAAATAACCACAAGTTCCACATTCAAAAAGGTTATAATAAAGGTAGTGGTAAAGATAAGCTATCTTTAGAAGTAGTAGAAACTAAAGACCTGATGGTGGGGGATAAACTACAGAAACACAACTTACCTGTAGTCTACTTTGGTGTGGAGATGCCAGACGCTTATACACAAGGTATGTTTAGTGGAGATGGTTGTAATTATAAAGGTAAAAATCATATTGACTTGTATGGCGAGAAGATGTTATTAGCAGAACATTTAAAAGGATCTCAAATAGGTGAGTATAATACTAATCAAGATAGAATTAGATTTAGAGTAGATAGTAATTACGTTAAATTTGAAGTTCCTTTAAACAACAGTGTAGCTTCTAGACTTGAATGGTTTGCAGGATTGTTAGACTCTGATGGTTGTGTTACTGACAATAAAGGAGCTTCATCTATTCAAGTATCTAGTATCAACAACGACTTCCTGATTGATATTAAATATATGCTAAGTACACTAGGAGTTCACGCTAAAGTAGTTCATGGTCAAAGTGGTGGTTATAAGTCAATGCCTGATGGTAAAGGTGGTAAGAAAGACTACTTATGCAAACCTTCTAGTAGACTTATAATTAGTGGTGCTGGAGTAAAACAACTGTTAAATTTAGGGCTTAAAACTAATAGGTTAGTTTTTAACAATCACGTTATAAATAGAGATGCTAAACACTTCGTAACTGTTAAAAGTGTTGAATACACTGGGTTTAGAGAACCTACTTATTGTTTCAACGAACCTAAAAACCACACTGCTATATTTAATGGTGTTTACACAGGACAATCTGAAATCCTCTTGCCGACTGACTCTCAGCATACCGCAGTTTGCGATCTTGGGTCTATCAACCTAGAACAGATAGAAGATGATGAGATAGAATATGTTACAGGACTAGCAGTACAAGCACTAGACCAGAACTTAACTCACTTTATCCATGATACTGACGGTGTTGTAGGTTACGAGAAGGCTAGAAGATCAGCTATGAAGGAAAGGTCTATTGGTTTAGGTTTAATGGGTTGGCACGGTTACCTGATGAAGAATGAGATACCTTTTGACTCACCTTCTGCTATCGGTTTAGCTAAGAGTATTCAGAAAAGAATTAAAGACTCTGCTATAATTGCTACTACTTGGCTAGCTGCTGAGTTAGGTGATTGTGAATACAACCCAGGTTACAGAAACAGCTACATGACTGCTATAGCACCTACAGCTAATATATCTATTATTGCAGGTAATTGCACACCTTGTATAGAGCCTATAGTTGGTAATGCGTATTTACAGAAAACATTAAGTGGTAGTTTTATTGTTAAAAATAAATACTTAGAGAAGTTATTAGAGTCTTTAGGTAAGAATACTATAGCTGTGTGGACTGATATTACTGTAAATAAAGGCTCAGTACAACATCTAGATTTCTTAACACCTGAACAGAAGAGGTTGTTTGCCACTGCTTATGAGATAGATCAAAGAGTGATAATTAGACAAGCTGCTGCTAGACAAGAATACCTATGTCAGTCACAATCTTTAAACTTATTCTTTGCTTTAGATGAAAGTGGTAATGTAGATGGTAATTATTTAAAAGAAGTTCATCATATGGCTTGGGCTAGTGATGTTAAGACTTTATATTATCTAAGATCAGAGAAAGCTAGTAGAATTAACATGCAGGAGGATTGTCAGTCATGCCAGTAGAAGCACCAGAACCAGACACATACAAACCAGACCACTATTATAAAAATAGTTTTAAGGTGAGTGATGTTCAGGAAGAAATAGGGTATAATGTATTTAAGGCTTTAGGATCAGATGATAAAGCTTACAAGTCAAGTGTTTGGGTTACTTATGCTCTTAAACACTTATGTAGAGCTGGTAATAAAGATGATGTTAAACTAGAGTTAAAGAAAGCAATTAACTATTTAACTAAAGCATTAGAAGGAGAGTTTAGAGATGGCTAGATGGGAAAAGAGAGTATTAGTTAAACTAGAAGGTGTCCTAGATGATATTGGTTTAGAAGAGATACTTAAAGAGTTAAACTCTGCTGGGTTGTCTAAGACTCAGTTTGAACTTATAAATAAACTATTCACTCCTTATGTGGAGAGAGCTTACGTTGTAGATGCTGCTGTTACTTCTGAGATAGATACACTAAACTACACTATAGATAAGTATATCTTCCCTACTTTTATTGATGAGGGTGGAGTAGACGAGGACTAATTAATGGATTATGAATCAAAGTTTAAAGCTTTTGGCATTACTACTGAGTATCACCAAGAGCTTAAAATGCTTACTGTGTATATACCAAAACAATACTCTTTTATGAAAGAGAAGGTTGATAAAGATGAGCTAAAGAAGTTATACAGTGCTAGAAAGATTGTGTTTAAAACTCCAGCTAAAGTGCAGACTGTTAGTAAACCACTAGATAGATTAGATGTAAAAATAGTAGAATCCTTCTCTAATCTAAAGAACATTACTAATAACATCTTTGCAGTGGATCTAGAGACTACTTCTACTGATGTGTTCACTTGTGAAGTGCTTGGTATAGGTATCTGCACTGTATATAATGAAGTGTTCTATACTGTTAATGTAGAGCAAGGATTAAATGATCTAAGAGAGTTAGCTAAACATAACTTCTTCTTAGTTCATAACTTAGCATTTGAGAAGTCTATATTTGATAGGTTGAACATTACACCTAAATACTACTTGGACAGTATGGTATATAGCTATGTAAGTGCTGATTGTGGTAAATCTGGATTAAAAGATATAGTATTTGCTAGGTATGGTCTTAAGATGACTACTTATAAAGAGTTAGTTGGTACTGGTAAGAAAGAAAAGCCGTTCACTGAAGTGCCTTTAGATGAGCAAGCTCAATACTGTGGTGCTGATGTCTACTTCACTATGAAGATATACCAAGATTTAAAAGATAAAGTAGATAAAGAGATAGTTAAACTAGACCATGAAGCTTCTGTAGTTTGCATGGATATGTCGAATAATGGTGTTTATTTAGACACACCAGTGTTTGAGAACTTGTCTAGAAGATGTAAGTTAAGATCAAAGAGGATAGAATCTGTTATCTACAAGACTTTAGGTAGAGAGATTAATCTAGCTTCTCCAGTCCAACTATGTAAGCTTATCTATGAAGAGTTAGGTGTTAAACCTAGAAAGTATTGCTATAGCAAAGAATCTAAGAAACTCTCTGTAGGTGCTGATGTTATTACTAAGCTCATAGCTGACGGTGAGGATCATAAGATACTACACTATCTAAAGAACTATAGAAATATGCTAAAGATTGATGGTACCTATGCTTCTTTAATAGAAAAGAAACATCCTCAAACAGATAGATTTCACCCTTACTTCCTAGCTACACAGACTGCTACTGGAAGATTATCTAGTAATATTCAACAGTTACCAGCTACAGGATTAGGTGCTAAAGCTAGAGAAGGTATTATTCCACCTGAAGGCTACGTCTTCTGGGCTGGTGACTATTCTCAAATAGAGATTAGGATTATGGTTCATCTAATGCAAGATGAAAACATGGTTAAAGCCTTTCTTAACGGACATGATGCTCACAGTGCTGTAGCTTCAGCTATGTTTAACATACCTTATGAGGAAGTGGGGAAAGACAGTCTAGAAAGGCGTATTGGAAAAACTCTTAACTTCGGAATTGCTTATGGACGGTCAGCAGCTAATGTAGCAGAGGATCTTAAAGTATCTAAAGAAGAGGGGCAAGCCTTTATTGACAAGTATTATGAAACTTACCCTAACCTAAACAAAGCTAAGGAAGATTGTTTAGCACTGACTAGAGAGCGTGGGTATGTTCTAACACTATCAGGTAGAAAGAGATACTTACCAGATATTAACTCTAACTCACCTAGACTAAGAGCTGCTGCTGAAAGAGAAGCATTTAATACTCTTATACAAGGTACTGCTGCTGATATTATGAGAGTGGCTATGGTTAAAGTAAATAACTTCTGTAAGTCTAATCCTGCTTATGGTGCTAAGTTACAGATGTCTATACATGATGAATTAGCTGGTATATGTAGACTAGATAAGATAGATGATTTCTTAAATAAAATTAATGTGATAATGTCTGATATTAACTTACCTAAATGTGGTACACTGATAGTACCACTTAAAGTTGATTTAAACTATGGTAAAAATTACTGGGAGGCAAAATGATTGAACTAAATTTAACTTATGAAGAGTCTAAAAAGATTCTTGAATTGGGCTATAACTTCAATAAACTCTGTTGTAAATTTGAATTGCGGGATTACATGGGTTTGTCTAAATTCTTTGTAAGACTTGATGATTGCTTAGTCATAGAGTGCGACACCGAGATTGATTATATAAACTACAACGGGCTGCGTAACTGGTGCGAATCTCATAAGATGGGATTGTTTACAGTTCCAATCATCCCAAAAGCTGCTTTAGAGGCGTGCTTGCCTTTCAAAGTTGGCATTGATGCTCGTTATTTTAGAAAGTTTTATGAGACTGAATACTCACCTGAAGAGTTTGAAGTTTTTGAGGCAGGAGTTAATGAGCTGGAGTCAAATGCTGTAATTTTTAGCAGTAGCTCTATTTATGAAATGTTCATTTGGCTACACGAAAACTACCCAGCAGAACTTAAAAAGAAGTTTGACGAGGTGATGAATTGAGATTAGAAATAAAGGAAACACATATAGATGAGAATTAGAGAGATAGATGGTAAATTATACCCTTCAGTAACCACAGTGTTATCTGCTACTGATAGTAGGTTTAAGAAAGAAGCATTAGAGAAGTGGAAGAATGAGCAGTTAGCACAAGGACTAGATCCTAATGAAGCTTCCAGTGATGGTACTAAGCTACATGAGTTATTAGAATACTACTTGAAGAATGATTATGAGTTTCCAGATACTAAAGACTACACTGTTAAAGCAGTGAGAATGTTTGAGAGATATAACAGAAGATTCTTAAAAAGTAACTACATTAAACCTATTGGCATAGAACAGTTCTATAAAGTAGAGTTAGCTAATGGTTTAAGATATTGTGGTACTATAGACTTGATAGCTTATGTTCAAAGTGAGTCTACTGTACCAGCTAAGTTAGAGGTTATAGATCATAAGAGTATAGGTGTAATGTCTAAAGCTTCTAGTCGTATGGCTAACAATAAACTTCAGATAGCTGCTTATGCTAAACTATTAAAAGAGAGCGGTATAGTGGTGGAAGGTGCTAGAGTTAATTTTGTTTCACATGAGAAGACTGTAGCCTTACCTAAAGATGAGTTTAAAAGTTATTTGTTTACTCCTGAAGAGATAGCAGAGAATTTTGCTAAGTTTGAGGAAAGGCTCATACAGTTTTATGACGAGGGTTACATGAATGAAGTTATTTAATGATATAAAAAGCCAGATCACATTCGAGAATTTTTTATCCAAACTCAACATTAGGATAACT